ACTTAGATGAGAAATCAAATTATAACTTTGAAAAACAAAACCGATAGTCCCATTACGATAACTATCCCAATCACGATCTTTAAACTCCGTTGTTGAACGCCCCAGAAGAAGCATGTCTCCAGAAGAATATTTATCCAAACCCCCAATAATATTTAATAACGTAGTCTTACCACTACCACTAGCACCTAAAATTGAAACAAACTCACTCTCACGAAAGTTAATATTAACCGACTTTAGTACCTCAACGTCGTTGCCGCCAGTTTTATATTTTTTAATAATATTTTTTAATTGTAACATTCCGTTCCCCTTCCTATTTTATACAACATTCCTAATATAGAAAAACTACATAATATTTACTTAAAACTTTATGTTAACTTGATATTTTATATCTTTAAAGTATATAAAATTATTCTTTTAGCACAGTCTTCAGTGGAGCATTTTTTGTATCTCCTCTTTTATTACTACCTTCTAAAAAATGAAAAATTTCTCCCTAATCTTTAATTCTATACTTTTTAGCTAAATAAAATGGTAAAATAGCTGATAGAATTGCAAAAATTATAACTATACTTATCCCAAGTCGATTATCAAAAAATGCACTAAGGAAAATCAAAACTCCACTTGCAACCATAAATCTTGAATATATGCGGATAAATTTTTGCTCATCTAATCCTTTTTCTAAACCGCAAAGATTAAAATTATATTTACCCCAGTATTCTTTTTTAGGTAAATAATTCCCTAAAACCATAAAAATTATTCCTACAGTAAACAATGTTAGTTTCCCTACATCAAAATTATTATCAAGAGCGTAATAGATTAATGCTCCTTGCAGTAAAATACTCATAATAGGTATTATCATTTTTACCAAAGACGCACCTTTTTTCCCAGTCTCTTGAACATCTAAAGCAATAGATAAAACTAAAAATACTGCTCCCATTACTAGCGGAAGACCTACAATACCCCAAGTTTTGGAAACAAAGTTATCAGGATTGCCTTGCATATTAAAGTGAATTGCTATTTTATCAGGCAGTAAATCATAATAATAAAACCCTATCAACATCGGCAATAAACATAATAAAATTCTATGGCTATGTAAGTGCGACTGTGGTAATTATAAGGTGATAAGTAGTAATAGTTTACTTATGGGTCGTACACAGTCTTGTGGTTGTTTACGAAGTGAGATTGAAATAATAGCTTCAAAAACTCATGGAATGTCAAAAACAAGATTTTATAATATATGGGTTGGAATTAAAAATAGATGTACTAATGAAAATGAACCTGCATACAAAAATTACGGAGGTCGTGGAATTAAATGTTTGTGGTCTTCATTTGAAAATTTCAAAGATGATATGTATGAATCATACATTGAACATTGTGAAGAATATGGTGAAGACCAAACAACAATAGAAAGAATAGATAACAGTAGTGACTACTGTAAAGAAAATTGCAGGTGGGCTACATATAAAGAACAACAAAACAATAGAAGAACCAACCACTTCATAGAAGTTAATGGTGAAACTCTTACACTAAAACAGGCTTCTGAAAAATATGGTATTAAATACACAACAATTCAAGGTAGGTTGGTTCGTGGAAAAAACATATTTGGAGAATAAGGAGTGACTTAAATTATGATAATTTATACAAGACAGGGGAATAAGGTTATTGCTAGGTTCGATGAATCAAATTGGCTATATAGTATTTCCAACCTTTTTGCTAAACGTGGTATTTCAGAGAGACGGTTTATTGAGAAGTACCTCAACCGTCGCACAAAATTTACAGGTGTAGCAAGCTGCTCACCAGAAGATGAGTTCGATCTAGAGTATGGTCGTAAGTTAGCAAAAGAGAGACTTCTTGAAAATTATGACCAAACAGTCAAGAAAATTGCTAGTATGCTAGAAGAATATTTAAGTGACAAATACAAGCGGCAAAATAAAGCACTTGTAAACGTCTTGATCCATTGATTTTACTAGGCTTAACGGCTTTTTCATAGCGCGGATTGAAAATTTTCCTTCCATTATATATATAAGCGTCGAAAATGACGCTTATTTTATTGCAAAAATAACCGTTGATTTTCCTATTGCGCTAGTCTATAATATAGATAGTTAATTATTTGTTTTTGTGGAAGGAGAACACCACTATGGAACTCGAAAACACCATCAAAGCCGAACTCAAGAATTTTCACAAGCACTATTTTTCTCACATGGAAGGTGGTTGTGAGGCAGTAACTCGTGACCAGATCTCGACTAGCTTCTATGATTCTGTCGCAACGACCGCAATTCGCAAGAAGGACGCGTTGCGCACCATGCTCTCAAAGCATCCTGCATGGGACGAGGAGCATCAGATGGTTGTCGTACCCGTTCTTGTGGATCTTGATGAGGAGGAGGTGACAAAGCGTAAATTTGAACTCATTGGTAACATTTATGAACTCATTGACTTCGATGAACCTTGCAACAAGAACAGGGGTTGCACATGGGACGCTATCCGTTGGTTCTGTAGGGAGGAGGACGATTATTGGTTGGATGCTCTCAAGAAAGAGTTTCCAAAACAGTATCATGCAGGTAAAAAAATCACTCGAATCATGCGCGGTTGCTGCAAGGAATTGGGTATTGACAAAAAGGAAGGGTTTGAAAAACTCTTTGCGGAGTTTGCAGACCTTCTAAACCCAAAGACGCAGGAAGAAAACCTCTACATCTCCATCAACCCTGCTCATTTCCTCTCAATGTCGAACCCGAAATATGACGATCGTGGTTGGATGATGACTTCTTGTCATTCGTTCAATTCCACCGAATATCGGTACAATAACGGATGTACGGGTTATATCAATGACGATTGCACCATGATTGCTTTCACAGTCGCGAATAGCAAGAATGAGGAGACGTTTTTTAACCGCAAAACATCGCGGCAACTCTTTATGTATAAAAATGGTGTGATTGTTCAGTCTCGTCTCTATAACACAAGCGGTGGTACAAATTCCAATTCGGCGCGTGTAAAAATCTACCGCGAAGCCGTGCAGAAGGTCATTTCTGAATGCACAGACCTTCCTAATCAGTGGAAGACCGTGTCATACAAAGATAATGACTATGGGTTTGATCTCTATGCAGACGATGAATTTGGTGGGTACACCGACTGGACATATAGAGAGTTCCACGCTAAACTCTCCATCAATAAAACCCTTATTGATGAGAATGGTTGGGTAAATATTAACGACTTCACGGCAGGAGGTGCGGGAATTTGTGCGGGGTGCGGAGAATACCTTACTGATGAAGATGGTATTTTCTGTAGTGATTGCAGAAATGAAAATAGGTGTTTCTGCGAATGTTGTGAGGAATACTGTGACGAAACCTACACGGCTTACAATGAGAATGATGATCCCGTAGAGGTTTGCCGTGACTGTTTGGAAGAAAACTACTTCCTCTCAGACTATGACCGTGAATACTATCCAAACGAAACCAGGGTTGAACTCGAAGGAATTGGTGATGTAACACGGATGCAGATGGAAGAACACTATACCGAATGTGAGTGTTGTGGTGACTGGATGCTCGAACGGAACTCATATCTCCATGAAGACCCTGAGACGGGGGAAGTCACCACTCGTTGTCACTATTGCCATATTACCAATGCGGAGGTTGAATAAAATGACTTTTGAACAAATTGTAAAAATGACCCAACCAGAACTGTGGTCGGCACTTTTCGATTATTATAATGAACACCTGTGTTCATTCGTCGAAGGTGATTATCTCTCAATTATGGGTGATATACCAGTCATGCTTGTTGCCCACCTTGACACTGTTCATCACGAACAGGTAAAACATATCTGCAAGAGTGAAGATGGTAACATAATCATGAGTCCAGAAGGGATCGGTGGGGACGACCGTTGCGGTGTGTATGCACTCATGCAGATTTACAAGACCATGCCCGAAGGTATGAAACCCTATCTCCTCTTCACCTGCGACGAAGAAACAGGAGGAAATGGTGCATATTCATTCTGTGAAGATTTTCAAGATGGTAATGTTCATCCTGACCTCTATGAAATGAATTATCTCATTGAGGTTGATCGTCGCGGATTGATGGAAGCGGTATATTACGATTGTGATAACCCAGAATTTGAGAAGTTGTTTCAAGACTATGGGTTTGATACCTACTGGGGAACCTTCTCCGATATTTCCTACCTTGCGCCGACAATGGGATGCGCTGCGGTTAATCTCAGTGCAGGTTATTATAATCCGCACACCTGCCATGAGTATATCAATATGTCTCACCTCCAATACACAATAGATGCAATTTGTGCAATTCTGACCGAAGATAATTCTTTCTATCAATATGTAGAGGCGGTGAAGACATGGGAAAAATACTCGCCAAAGGGTTGGGATTACATCTCAAAATACGGTGGAGAATGGGAATATGGGAATTACTACACAAGCAAAAAGTGATTTTCGCCTGTGTTGAGTTTCTTGACCTAATTAAATTCCTACATAGAAATGACCTTTGACTGTATATCCCTACTATGCTAGAATAATAGTAGGGATATATAAACTATTTAAGGAGGAATTTGTTATGATTCAGTGGAATTTGGTTTGTGGATGGTATGTTATCCGTGTAGACCACAGGATCGTCTTTCAGACGAAAAGCAAACATTTGCTTCTTGACCATCTCAAGCGCATTTCTGATTATATGAAGGGGGTGGCATAATGTGGGAAGAGGTTAAATTCTTAGTCACCACCTTGGGGGCTATCGCGGTTGAATTGTTCGCCGTAGCATATTATTTTGCGAAATAAACTCATTCTCAACGGAGGGGGTTATAAAATGTACTTCAAAACCGATAAATATGAAGGGAACATGGTTGAGGACGAATCTGGGTTTAGGTGGGCAGAGACAGAACAAGGTAAAATCCCTGCATTTATCATGTTTGAGTACCTGCAAGGTGTTCTTCCTGAGAATATACTTGCAAGGGTTTTTAACCAATCAAATGTGATGTTTCATGATTTTGAGAGGAGGTTGAGAAGGGAAGCTAATCGTTACAATTACAGTCTGGGTGACATTGTGTCAAATAGAAGAACCGACCACTTTCAGATATACAGCAATTTGCTAGATATGGTTGGAAGAGATTCCAATAATTGCAAGCGAATCCGAACCTATAGTGTAGACAACCTTACCTGCCACAAGGCGGTTGGTTTGACGGAGGGCGCAAAAAATGTTGTAATATCCACAAAATCCCACAAAGATGATTGGTTGTGGATAGAAGGAGAAATGACCGTATACAAAAACTTTGAGGTTGATGAAAAGATCGGTGGTGTCTTGTTGGCAGACTTCTTATACAAATATTTCTATGAAATCGACGCCACCATTAGGAATTGGCACACCATGAAGGTTTTGTTCTAAGGAGGTTACAAAAATGAGATTTCAGAGTGATAAGTTTTCTGGTGAGATTATCGAAAAAGACGAGCTGCGGTGGGCAGTTCTGGATGATGGTCGAAGAATCCCTGCGACCATCATGCTTGACTATTTCAAGGGGGTGGTTCCAGAAGCAGCTGTTCACGGCAATTTGCTCGAATCGGTGAATATGCACAAAGTAGAGGAAACCTACCTGCGACGAATAGTGAACAGAAATGGTTATTCTCTTGACTTTATAAACAACAAAAAAGCGGAAATTGAGGATGAAATTTACAAAAACCTCCTTAATTATGCGGGGTTGGACTACAAAGATGGTCTCAAATTGAGAACATACCTAGGGGATAATCTCACCTATTTCAGAGCCGTAAATCTCACAAAAACGGCAAAGAAGGTCACCTTCAAATATGATGATGGTTCATATGATGCAATATGGGTCAGCGGCGAATGTTGGATTTACAAAAATGGAAACATTGATACTAATTGTGAATTGTCACTCATGGACTTTATTCACAAAGTTTTTGTGATGAGGGATTACCACAAAAACTATAAAATGCACGTCGCGTTCTAAACTAAAATAGGGGGTTTTCAGAAATGAAAATCCTCTTTTTTTATTGCAAAAAACCATAGACAGGAATATCCAATTTTTAGTATAATATAGATAGTTAAGTTTAGTTATTTTTCATAGGAGGAAGCAAAAATGAGAAGTTTTAACACAGACAGAATTTGTGGTATCATTCTTTCCAATGGGTGGACAAGAGTCGATTTTAAGAATGAGGGGTGGCAATACGACATTCCCACCAAAATCATTTTCGACTTTCTGGAAGGGAAGATTCACGAGGACGTGGTTATCCAGTGCGGGGAATACGTCGCATGGGATAACGGCGAGTCGATCACCAAAGAGGAACTCCTTGAAGGTACACTTAAGATGTATCAGGAGGGTGAGTTCTCCACATTTGAGGCAATCACCACAGAGTTCAAGTCACGTGATGATATTTACAAGGCACTTGCAGGTACGAAGGATGGAAGAATCACCGCAGGGCATAAATCATTCTATTTCATCGAAGATGATTATTTCACCTTCCGCGCGTTTGTGGTAGGCGCATGGGAAATGGGTGAAAAAATGGAAATTCGCTACAAGAAATAAAAAATCGGCGGCAATATAGGGTGAGTAGAAATACTCACTCTTTTTTTATACATAAATATCGGCAAGGAATAAGGTGAATAAAAAATAAAAATCGCGGCAAAGAATAGGAGATACCATTTATAGTAGTATAGAGAATATAAAGGTGCATGATAGTAAAATAGGAAGTTTATTTGACTATTTTATTAGTTTTGGCAAATATAGTAGAAATTGGCAAAAATCTATGGCAGTATTAAATTTTGGCAAATTTTATTGGCAAGACCTAGCGCGTCGCTCTCTCACAACAAACAAGGCAATATGTAAATTGAGAATTTAATTTTATTCTCATACTAGACCCCTTATTTTACTAGGGTTCTCAACACGCAATTTAACAAATAATTGATTTTAGGGGGCTAAAAATCGTAGTCCATACCAATATATAGGTGGCTAAAAACAAGGGGCTTAAATCAATTATTTTACAAACAAACAATTTGTATTATCCCTATATGGAAAATTTGTGTTTCTGGTATGGGTAAAATCTCATATTTTTGTTGTTTTATTGATATTTTGGTATAGGGGAAATACAACAAATTCACAACAATAAATCCATATTTTTGCCGAAAATCCCTAATTTTGCCCTATCAACTATAAATAATATTTATGGTGAAGGGGCTTATTTCTAGAGTTTATATCAAAAATCCCTAGGAAAATACAAAATTCATTTATGGTGGATCAACAAAATGTAGAACAACAACAAAATATTCACAATTAACAATTTGGCAAAACCTATTTGGCAAATCGTGTTTTTTAACAATTTTGGAAAAGTAAAATCGAAACAATTTTAGGGACAATAGCAACAACAACAATTATATAAAACAACAACAATATTCCTATTCTTGCGCGGAATGGTGGGGGGATAGGGAGGGAGGTGCTATACGAACATATGAATATATGTTCATATGTTAGTTTTCAGAAAACTCAGTTATTTGAATATTCTATTATCTGAAAATTCCCTATTTTGGCGCGATTTATTCATACTATATTACTATGTTTTATATCCTATCCTGCCGATATGTTTTATATCCTATTTATGCACTATGTTTTTATGCTTTAGCTTGTTAAAATCCCCTATTCCTGCCGATTTAATATGTTTTAACTATTCTCCACTTTAATGTACTAAAGTCCATATATAAATTATCAGAAAAATTAGAGTCCGTTCTTTCTCCTTCGGTGGGCGGAAAATTGTTATTTTATCCCTTCTTGTTATTGCCTCTATAACGGGGTTCATACTCTCTCTAAGCCCTCTATTTTTTGCTGCCCTATATAAAGTATAGGCTTATGATTTTAGGCGTGCTAGAGAGGACGCTAGACGCCTTAAAATTGATGTAGCTATTCTATCTATCCTGCCGATTTTCTCTATATTGTAACTCTATGTATTTCATATGATTGTAACTGTCACTATTACTATTTAAGGCAAAAAGAAAAGCCCTAGGGATTTTTTCCCTAGAGCCTTGAAATTTGTTGTTATCGGCGTTACTTGTTGAGAAAAGCCATAAAGCCCGATTCGCTAGGCTTTTCGTTATTGTCTACTACGGCACTCTTTACGCTTTCCCAAAAAGCCGTTTTTTGGGAATCGTCAAGGGCTTCATACATGGAAGTGAGAACACGGCTTATCTTAGTGATATTCCCTTCCCTTGACGAAATATCACGACTATCACGCTCTCCATAGAGCAGGTCAAGGTCTGCTCTTAGCCATTGGGCGTTCTGTTTGGCAAAATCGCCTTTTAGTGACTTCTCATATTCGGCGTAAGACTTGACTATCTCAATCAATTGTGGAGAGCATTCCTTGCAAGGGATATTTTCTCCAGTGTGGAATTTTCCACAATAAGGGCATTTCTTCCCTTCCTGCTTTTCTTCCCATTCGCCGCGTTTGCTCTCAATGAGAGCGGCGGCGGCATCCTTGGGAAGTGCCTTGAAGTCGACCGCCTTGCCAAACGCCTCTTTGCAATAGTCAAGAAGGGCTTTCGCCTGTTTCTTTTCCGTCTCCTTGCGAATATCAGAAAAAAGGGAAAGAGCGACGTTCTCAATAATCGTGTTCATAATAATAGTTCTCCTTTTCAAAAAAACATAAATAAGAATAATTGTTAAAAACGGCATATTTAGTTTTCAGTGTTCATAAGTCCCGCGCCTCCTAAACGGGATATATCCCTCTTTGATTATCTCTATTCTACTAAAAAACGGCTTTTTTGTCAATCCCATAAAATAACTTTTTTCAAAAATTGTTTTCTGTCATGCAGCAGGTCATAATAGATACTATTTATTATAACCATAAATAAAAACTATTCCACGAAAATCGACGCAGCGAGAAGAAATATGAATGTTCTGAATATTCCACAGTTGTCTGAATTATCCATAGTTGACAGACTATTCAGAAACCACCCCGAGGGGTTCAAATATTCTGACTATTCCGGACTTTGTTTACTCTCCCACCAATTTTTTGAAAATTCAAAAAGGTGTTTTTAGTATATAATATAGATTCATGTTTTTTGATACCAATTTTTTGAAAAATCCTATTATATACATGATAATTTTTATATGTATAAAAAAGGATTATGATCTCTCATAATCCTCTCCCTCTTGTATTTCCCCCGCGCGGATTCTTATTTCCTCAAATGCTAGGTAGTATAATTTTATTTGGTTTTTCTTATAATCTATTTTTATACCTGTTCTACCTAGAATTTCACCTATTCTCTGCGCGATATTTAGATATGTTTCTTTTGATAGTATAGGTTGTATTCTTAATACTTTTGATTTCTTTCCTAGAGGTCTATTTCTAAATTGCATAGAATATTTATACCAAAATAGTAATTCTTTATCTCCTATTTTTTCTCGTAAAACTTCCATAGGTATTTGTGTTGAGTATTTTGTATCTGTTTTATATTCTAAACCATAGCTTGTTGCTATTTTTACTATTTCTCCTCCGCAATATCTTTGCACGAACTCTGCCTCAAACCTATCATGCGTCCATATTGCTATACCATATTGTGTAGGTTGATAACCTAATAAATATAAAATTAAATCCATTTTTGTTAATTGTAACTCCTTTGGTTATAAAAATGGCTACCCTATTTATGAATATATGGTAGCCAAATTCAATATATTATGATTGAGTAATTACTACTGTGTGAACCCCTGTGTCCACATAATCACCTGTTGTGATTGTTAGTGTCTTGATAATCATACCCGCTTTTAGAGTTAAGTCTTTTGTACCTGCATTATAGGAATCAACCTCCCATGCAAGACTCTTGTCAATTTCGCCATTTTCTACATATAGGGTTTGTGTACCTATTGTTAGCTTAATTGGGTGGTCATGAGAAGCAGTAATCATATCTGGAATATGTACTTCTTTAAGTTTTTCTGCCTCTTCTTTGTACTCTGTCTTGAGTCTCTTCATGCACTCTGATAGTGCATTTGTTAGTGTTGCCTCAAACTGTTCTGGCGCACCATTCTTGTCAAATACCCCAGATTCTCTTGGGATCATCATACAGAGATTTACCTTTAGCTTATCACTACCATAGCCGATTTCATTTAGCTTAACTAAAATATCCTGCTTGATAGGGAAATAATTAAGTAAATCTGCCGCCATAAGGGTGTTTAACTTAGCACGTTCCATTTTAAGTAACTTCTTGAGTTCACTAACATCTGTACCCTCTGCTTCTAATTTAGAAATTATAGCAGAAAGCCATTGCATTTCTACTTCTTTTAGCAAATTCACATCATCCTTTCTTTTAGGTCTTTTCTTAATCTTGCTTGCTGTAATTTTAGCAAAATGAGTTCCTTATCTTCCCCATTATATGATTTAACCATATCTATTAGGGTTTCTGAAGGAACTCTTAATACTATTGTATTTGAATTACAGTCTGCAAAAACTGAGTAATTACTTTTTATATCCATTTTGTAATGCCATATATAAATCTGTATCGCGCCAAACTATTATTCTACGCTCCTTAGAGAGTAATTCAACTACGTAAGTGCCAATAGGCTGCATTTTATATCCTGCTCTCTTAGCGTAACTTGGAAATGACATCATGCTCCCGTTGTTAATAATATAATTTGTGCGAATAGAGGTGTCTTTTGTGTATTTGTTATGAAACATAACGGGTTTTTCTTGATAATTAAGTTCATGTGTATGTTCTTGCACAAGAATATCTACATTCATATAGCTATAATAGTCAATAGACTTTCTATGCTTATGTATATTGCCATAAATATAGCAATTCTTGCCAATATCTACATAGCCGATAGCAAAATCTTTTACATATTTATCAGGAACTTCAAGCATTGTGGCTATAATTTGTGTTATAGAAATATAACTATCCTTCATAGTTCTATCTTCATGATTACCAGAATCTATGATAGCTACTATCTTATCCTTGATTTGTTTTAGTGTCTGAACAGCAAGTTGAATTTGTTCTTGTGGTGTTGCATAACACTCAATAACTGAACCCTTACTTGTTCTTGTTGGATTATCTATAAGATCTCCACCAATAACTAGAAGTGCATTATCTAACCCCTCTATAAATTTTACTATTTGCTTGATGTAATCAAGATTGCCCATTCCTATATGTAAATCTGATAGCGTAAAGAGGAATGTATCTTCCTCCCTACGCACCTTAAATATATTTTGTTGTATACTTTGTGTTAAAATCTCTTGTCCGTTCATTCCTCTACCTTATTCATGTAATATAAATTCGTTTGACCAATCATGATAAGACTATTTGATTTCGGCGTAATGGTTAGTTTAATAAAATTACCACTAAACTCAATATCTTTAATTTGATATGTCATATTTACTCTACGCATACCAATTAGTCTCTTTCTACTCATGTCAATAAGTTCTTTTTGCACTATATCTTTATCTACATCAAGATATTCTGCAAGAGAAGCAACTGTTGTAACTAATTCATTTCCACCTTTTGCAATAAGATAAATAATTTTGCAAGTAAGTGATTCAAATTCTAAACCTTTCACCATTCATCCTCCATATTTTTCTTTTTATATTTATAATTCTTAACTCTCATAGTCTCAAATTTATTTTTTTCATGAGACTTCTTAGTTGTTCTACGATCTTTTTCAGCCATTTTACGGCTATATCTATCTTCGATATGCTTACCCAATATTTTTCTCCCTCATATATCCAATAAGACCATTACCCATAAAAATTGATCTGAGTATGGTACTGTTATCTCTCTTATATTTATTATTAAATATATTTGTATCACAAATCATAGTAATAATTCCAAGAGGAACAGCTATAGTCAATACCAAAAGTGGGAAAATCATAAACATTTTTTACTCAACCTTTCTTGTAAGAATTACATACAGGGCTAAAATCACATTGAGAATGTAATTGCCATTCATGAATTTGTGTTCTTTTGAATAGTTCACCATTTAGGTTTCTATCACATTTTGTGTTTTTACAGTCACTTCCACAAAAACTTATATCTGCCGACCATGATTTTATAAACCAATCTTCCATAATGTCTTAAACTCCCAATATAAACCATCATTTTTGAGATCATGGTTACTTAATTTATTTATTCTGTCAGAACCTTCATATGCGATATAATCACATAAATTTCTATCTGCTCCCCTTATTTTTTCGCAGGAAATTATTTTTCTCCTTGTTAATCTTTCCGCTGTTTGGATTGCTTTGTGTTTCGTTCTTGAAATAACTAGCAATTTCATTTTCAATCTCCTTCAAAATCTTGATTTCATCTTCTGTAGTAGCTTCTTCATTGAATCTATCAAGATTATCATAAGCATCTGTTTTTGTCGATACTTCTCTTTTGTCAAAATAATCACATACTGCGCTAAAAGTATGTTCATCCCGATCAATAAATTTCTTTCTCAAATGATCTGATAACTTCATTTTTCTGCATCTCCTCACTTTCTGTATGTATTATAACACATATTTTCATCTCTGTCAACTATTTATTTTATTTTTAATCCAAAAAGGGGAGGTAGCCCATCCTTTTGTAATTCTTAATACAGATTCTATACCTAACTAAAATCATAGCAATTCCGTAAGGAATTGCGGATAGAGGATAATAGAGTTACGCAGTAACTCTAGTAGACTCTAGCCCTTCTTAAATTCTATGAATCTGTATATAATTATAAGACTCTTCTCTTCGTATTTACTTCGTAAATACTCAGGGTCTATGTATACTTCGTATACATATCCCTTTTGGTATATATCTCTTTTTATTTATTATATATATATTATACAGTATTAGGATTTATAAAAAGTATACCACAGATAAATATATATGTCAAGTTAAAATTTGATTAGAAATAAATTTATATTGACATAAAAAATTTATTATGATATAATTATATCGTGTTCACCCTATATATTAGGGTACTACCGACGATTTTTTAAGAGAAATTCAGTATTTTCAAGGGGTTAAGGCACTTTTTTGAGTGCAAAACTTTGCACTTTTTTAGGCAATTTTGTGCAAAACTTTGCATAGGACAATTATTATATTATTGTGCTCGACACGATTTTTTAGTAAGAATCCAGTATTTTCAAGGCTTGAAGTACAATTTTTCAGTCCAAAATTTTGGACTGAACCCCCTATTTTAGTCCAAAATTTTGGACTGTAATTTTATACTTGCATTTTTCTATTTTTTGTGTTAAGATATGTGAAAAGGAGGAATGAGTATTGGCAAATGACACAATAACCCTGTGGAATGGGGTAGAGCTTAAATATTATGATAATGAAACTCAGAGATATAAACTTTGGATAGGTAGGCACAGTACGAGAGTGTGGAGTGATATGGATTACCTAAATGATTGGTGTGGTGGAGATAGAAACCTATTTACTAATCTTATGATTCTAATGACAAATGCAGATATTGATAATGTCATAGTTAGGAAACATGGTCGTAAACATCTTCCTGTTTGTAATGAAGAACAACTTAGGGAGTTACTTGGTATAAAGCGTTCCTCTTGGTTTAAGGTGAAAAAATTCATTACTAAGAAGAAAATATTGATTTTTGCAGAACTTAAACTCGGTGATGAAACATATTATCGTTATTACATCAATCCACTATTAACACTTGGAAGTAAAGGTCTCTCACTTAGCTGTTATAAACTATTTAGGGAATATCTACTTCCACACATTACAGATAATGCAAGAGATAATCTTGATAGACATTTATCAGAGGAATATTCAACACCTCTGAATAAGATGATTTGAGGAGGAATTAAGTGAAAGAATTATTAACAAGTAAATCACAAGAGTATTATACGCCAGTGGAGGCAATTCTACCTATCCTGCCATACATTAAGAATTTCAAGAAAGTGTGGTGTCCATTTGACACCGCAGAATCAAATTATGTAAAAGTATTACGAGAATACGGACATGAAGTAGTGTATAGCCATATTGAAGAAGGAGAAAATTTCTTCTTGACAGAGCCAAAAGATTGTGATATAATAATTTCAAATCCACCGTTCAAGCAGAAAACAGAGATTTTTGAGAAACTATTCCAGTTAGGAAAGCCATTTATGATACTCATTAGCAATCTCTCAATTCTGGACACAACTAAAAGGTGGGAGTTATTCTCAAAGAATCCATTTGAGATAATGGTCTTTGATAAGAGAGTGAGATATTTCCTAGATTATGGAAATCAAGAAGAGTATACGAATCCACCATTCAACTCATGGTATGTATGCTCAAAAGTCTTGCCAGAAAAAATTATTTTTGAAAGGCTTGACAGACAGTAAATTATGTGATATACTATTATCACAGCTTGAGGATAGGGAGTTGAAAATTTCCTCTTGACAAGACTGTTCAAGTATGTTATAATACATACATAAGGCTCAGACAGCAAATATTCAAGCATTTGACGGTTAATCAAAAGTAGCTAGAAACGAGCCTTGTAGGAAGACGCTGACAGCAAATTCAATTATGTTTAAGGGTAAAAACAGAAAGGGTGTCTAGTTAAAATGAATTTTATGAACGCACTAGAGAAGGGACAGACCTCTCTAACAGAGAACGGAGCAGTAGGAAATCTTACTACTGGAAGTAAGCTAGTAGATCTTAATTTCAAGATTCCTAGTTTCCGTAATGGAATTGACAAGTACGCATTTATCCACGCGCTAAATGAGGATAAGCTACTTGCTCTAAAGTGGCTACTCTATCTACGCGATGTTCGCGAGGGAGTAGGAGAGCGTAAGTCATTCCGTGAGTTTGTAGTAGCACTTGTGGATTATGACCTAGAGATTGCAAATACATTCATTGATGGTGTAGATATTGCAGAATATGGACGATGGGACGATTATGTAGATATTGCATATCGAGTACAGAATGACTTCATTCGTAACCTCATTCTCCATAAGATTGACACACAGTTCGCACAAGATATGCAGAACATGGATGATGGTAAGCCAGTATCACTCCTTGCTAAGTGGCTTCCAAGTGCAAATGCAAGTAGCAAGGAGACTAAGGGTAAGGCAAAGATGGTTTGTCGATACCTCCAATTCACAGAGCGTGATTATCGCAGAACACTATCTGAACTACGAGCATACATTGACGTTGTAGAGCGTAAGATGTCTGCAAATAAGTGGGGAGAGGTGAACTATGAAGGAGTACCATCAAAGGCTAATGTTCTATACAAGAACGCATTTAGTCGGCATGATGAGGAGCGTAGAAATGAATATCTTGAATCACTAAAGAGTGGTAATGCAAAGATTAACGCAAACGCTATGTTCCTTCATGACATTGTTCAAGCATATCATCCATACCGTGTAGATGATACTCTTGAAGAGATGTGGAAAGCACAGAAGAAGTGTGATGGTTTTGAGAATACACTTGTAGTCCGAGACGGAAGTGGTTCAATGATGTGCTCAGTTGGTAATTCCAATGTAACAGCACTCACAGTTGCAACTGCAATTACACTTTATTGTGCAGAAAATAACTCTGGTGAGTTCCACAATAAGTTCATCACATTTGGCTCTCGACCAAAACTCTGTGATATTACAGGGTTAAAGACACTAAGGGACAAGTTAGATTATTCATATCGTGAGGCAGATTGTTCCAGTACAGATATTGAGAAGACTTTCAAGTTAATTCTTAATACCGCTATTGAGAATAATATCCCACAGGAAGATATGCCTAAGACTGTACTTATTGTGTCAGATATGGAGTTCAACGCCGCTCAAGGTTATTATGGGGAGAGAAATAATAGTCATTTGTTCAAGGGAATCCAGAGGGATTTTGAGGGACATGGCTATAAGATGCCAAAACTTGTGTTTTGGAATGTAAATTCTCGCACAAATACTATTCCTATCACAGAGAATAAGAATGGAGTAGTGCTTATGGGTGGATTCAGTAAGAATCTCTTACAGATGGCAATGTCAAGTGAGACAGACCCATATAAGGTGTTAGTTGCTCAACTAAATAAGCCACGATATGAGATTATCGACAAGATTTTCAAAAATAGGGCTTGACAAGAACACAGAAATGTGTTAAACTATAAGAGTAAAGACGCAAACAGCAATTTCTATTAAATACTTTGACTTGAAATCAAATCCATAATTAGAAAGTGCGTCTTGAGAATTAGGCACATACAGCAAATTCTAATATAACAAATCAAATTATAACAGAATTGGCAGAGATATATTGGGGCGTGCCTAGAGATGATAAACCTCAATATATCCGAAAGACGGGAATTAGCACCGCAAGTTATAAAGCGGTAGGTCAAAGGGTTAAGACAGGCTAATGAGTTTACTGCGATTATCCGTGATTGTCGGCGGGGGCAATCTAAAAATCCTTTTTATTATACGCTCATAGTTCAGTTGGATAGAACAAGGGACTTCTAATCCCTAGGTCGGGAGTTCGAGCCTCTCTGAGCGTACCATATTTAAGATTTAAGAGGAGAAATAAGAAATGAAAGAGTTTGACCGAGAGATGTTTGATAATCTATGCGAAAAGTATGGAGTAGTAATGTCAAAGGAATATGACCAACCAATGTTTAAGAATGAGGATGGAAGTATAGTGCCTCTTGAAGAAAAACATCTAAAGAAGATGCTAGAAGATATGATTAAGTAAAATGGCGGTATGGCGGAATTGGTAGGTGTAATATTGATGGAGTGGCGGAATTGGCAGACGCATCGGGTTTAAGCCCCGACGGATATTTCCATGAAAGTTCAAATCTTTTCTCCATCACCATAATATGAAATTACATAAGTATACATTAGAACAGTTAAAGAAATCTGTTGAGTCTTCAAATAGTATAAGAGGTTGTTTAATAAAATTAGGAGTAAAACCTTATGGTGGAAACTATGAAGTATTTAGGAAAGCAATAAAATACTTTAATATAGATACAAGTCACTTTACTGGTCAGGCTCACAATAAAGGTAAGAAATTTCCAGAAATGGAAGTTCCTATTGAGGAATATTTATCAAATAAAAGACAAATTTTAACTGTAAAATTAAAAAAGAAACTGTATAAAAATGGGCTAAAAGATAAGGTTTGTGAAATGTGTGGTATAAGAGATTGGAACGGCAGAGAATTAGTTTTTGAACTTCATCATATTGATGGGAATAGGAATAATAATTCTTTAGACAATTTAATGATATTATGTCCAAATTGCCATTCACAAACAGATAACTTTAGAAATAAATCAAGAAAGTAGTTAAGTGGGTGTAGATTCAAATTCTACTACCGCCACCATATAATTGGGCATTAGCACAAAAGTGAGTGCAGGGTTCTTATAAAGCCAAGACACAGGAGCGTTACCTGTATGCCCTACCATGTGGATGTAGTTTAGTGGTAAAACCCGTGTTTTGGGAACACGAGTCGAATGTTCAATTCATTCCATCCGCACCATAATTTGTTAATAATATAGGCTCAAGCAGCAAATGTATAATCTGTATGTTTATTTGGTAGATAGAGTATAGAGAGCCTAGATAATATAGAAAGACACAAACAGCAAATATCATCTAAATTGGTTTTGAAAATAATTTGAAGATAGATAAGTGTCTTGTGAAATTGCTCCTTTAGTATAATGGTTAGTACAATAGTTTTGTAAACTATGAATATCTGTTCAATTCGGATAGGGAGCACCATGCTACGATAGCTCAGTTGGTAGAGCGGAAGTTTGAAGAACTTCGCGTCAGTGGTTCGATACCATTTCGTAGCACCATATTCTCTCGTAGTTCAGTAGGGAGAACAACTGGCTGTTAACCAGTATGTCGCACGTTCGAGCCGTGCCGAGAGAGCCATATTTTGAAATTAAATTTAGGAGTTGATAATATGAAGAAGTACGCAAACTCTAAATCAATGTATTCATTTTATGTAAAGACACGAAAGATGAATACACCAGTAGTACCTGCTATTCCAGAACTTATGGAATATAAGGAGAATAGACACAAGAAGAAAAATTAAATAACAAGGCGGACTCACGGCGGGCAAAGTGAGTAGGGATTGGGGCGGGAACATGATAACACCTCCTTTCAAAAAACGGCATAGACATGGGCAGTAAAAAGAGAACCAAAACGGCATGGTTCTCTTTTTATTTGACATAAATGTTTTTATGTGGTATAATAAAGCTAAATGAGGAAAGGGGGAGATATGTTGTTAAATGAAAAAGAAGAAGTATTCGTATCAGAATATCTAAAATCACGGAATATACTGCAATCATATATGAGAGCATTTGGTGTAGATAAAGATAAAGCAAGAAAAGAGTCAAGAAAGTTTTTTAGACAGAAGCACATTCAAGATAGTATATTTGAATATAAAGCACAACTAGAGGGAGACTATAATATTGACGTAAAAGAATATATAGAATTTTTACTAAAGGGCGCGTTTGCAGATGTTGGTGATTATGTAAAGTTTGGACAAGAAGAAATTCCTCAATATAATTCAGATGGGACAGTAATGGTAGACCTAGATAGCGGAGAGCCAATTACAAGAAAAGTAAATAGAGTATATCTAGCAAATAGTGGAGATGTAGATACTAGCTTGATTACTGATATAAGTAATGGCAAAGATGGTGTTAAAATAAAGCTAGTGGATAAGATGATGTGTTGGAATAGATTACAGGAGTTCTTTGGTTGGGCAGATGATAATAATATCAAGGAGAATCTAAATACACAAATTCTCAAGGCACTTGCAGGTAGGGTAGCAGATAATTGGAATAGTGATGAGGATGTATATGAGGAATTACATGAGGCACTTGGTAAGGAGAACTAATGGAAGAAAAAATAGGAGAGAAGAGAACAGTTCTAGGTTCTAATGGAGAACGTCAAACATATTTAACATATGAATCTGCTATGAGTGAGATAATGCAGCAGATATTAGCAGCAGCACCATATGATGGTCAGTCTATAGATAGATATAAATTATTAGATGATGCTTATAGGGCAAGTGGTGGATTTGAGAGTGGAGATTATATAATACCACACGTTAGCGAGATGATGCCAAAATATCTAAGACGTAAAAATATGGCATATTTTATAAATTATGTAAAACCTATTACAACAGCACTTGTTAATCCAATATTTAAGACAGACCCAATAAGGGATAATATGTCAAGTACATATCCATCATTTGCAGAGGATGTTGACGGAAATAATACAACACTTACAAGATTTATGAAGAGAGCAGCAATAAGGGCAAAACTTCATGGGGTAGAGTTTATTGTAATAGATATGGAGAAGTTAGAGCAAGGAGTTGTAATAACACAAAAAGATAGGATGGAAAAAAGACTATTCCCATATTTATATTTAGTAAGTCCTGCACAGGTAGAGAGATGGTATACAGATAAGTTAGGAAGACTGGTAAGTATAACATATTGGATAGAGGATGTTAAATTAGAGCCAGATGGTTCTGCAAAAAGGATAAGAGAACATTGGACATGGACTAATGACTTTTATATAAAAGAAGTAGATGGTGTTAAAGAGAAAAATATAAATCCAGTAGGCGTTATACCAATTATTCCATTATACGGAACAAGAAATGATAGTGATACACTAATTCCACAATCAGATTTATATGCAATAGCAAGAACTAATCATGCACTGTATAATGCGTGCTCAGAACTAAGGGAGAGAAATAGAGCACAGGCATTTTCATTACTAACCATACCTATTGATGAGGATGATGATTTTGATGGTGAGGAAACACCAATAAAATATGGAACAGCAGATACGCTTATTTATAAACAGGGAAGTCAATCACCAGAATGGATAACACCGCCATCTGCGTCAAGTGATATTATTGAGAATGAAATAAATCTAATGGTTAGAGAAATTTATCGTATGGCTAACCTAAGACTAAAATCAGATTCTATTGGTTATAATATTTCTGGTATAGCTATGCAATATGATAATCAACAGTTATATCAATCCATAGCAGAGTTCGCACAAGAGATCAAGGACACAGAGGAAAAGATAGCATTTATTTTCGGAAGATATATGGGAGAAGATAATTCCAATATAGTAATTACATATAATAGTGATTATGGAATTATAGATACCACAACAGTATTAGCAAATGCAACTACTGCGCTACAGATGAATATATCCCCAAAAGTTAATGAGGAAATAAAGAGACAGGTCATTAAGGCTATGCTAACTAATGAAGATAATCTTGTTCTTGAAGGTGCATTAGAGGATTTTGATAAGAGTGGAAGTAAGGGAACACCTGTTACACCAGAACAGGTAGTAGCAGTACAACCAATGAATTGAGGTAAGTAATGTCTAACAGAAAAGATGTAAAACAAGGAACATTTGATTTTAAGCCATTTTCAGATAAGCAGATGAAGTTATTAACATTTTGGAATGAAGATAGCCCAGTAAAAGATAAATTTATGGTAGTTGCAGACGGAAGTATAAGAGCAGGAAAATCAATAGCTATGTCATTATCATTTGTATTATTTGTAATGAATAATTTTAATGATATGAACGCAGTAATAGCTTCAAAGAGTGTAGGCTCTGTTAGACGTAATATAATACCATCACTAAAGGCTATGTTATTAACCATAGGGTTTGAGTGTATAGATCATAGAAGTGAAAATTATCTTGAGATAAAATACGAAAATAAGGTTAATTATTTCTTTATTTTCGGGGGTAGGGATGAGAGTTCACAAGACTTAATACAGGGTATAACCTTATGTGGTTTATACCTAGATGAAGTAGTTTTGATGCCAAAATCATTCTATTTACAGGCACTTGGACGTTTATCAGTACATGGAGCAAAATGTTTCTGTAACTGTAACCCAAACAGTCCATATCACTGGTTTTATAAAGATGTGCTAAGTAGAATAGAGGAGACAAATGGTCTATATATACACTTTACTATGGATGATAACTTATCATTAACAGAAGAGACAAAAGAAAGATATAAGGCACACTTCAAAGGTGTTTTCTACGATAGAAACATTTTAGGTAAGTGGGCAGTTGCAGATGGTTTAATATATACAATGTTTGATAAGAATGAAAATATAATACCAAGAAATAAAGTACCATATGAAGATATTATTCAATGGGCAATAGGGGTTGACTATGGTACTCAAAATGCAACAGTATTTTTATTAGGTGGTAAGACCATTGATGGTACGATTTACGTTTGCAAAGAATATTATTACAGTGGGCGTGATGAAGCAGAAAAACAGGGAACACCAGATGTTCAAAAAACAGATCAAGAATATACAGAAGATTTAAGAAAATTTATTGATGATGTATATGATCTAACAGGAAAAACATACAGAGATATTCCTATTGTAATAGATCCATCTGCTGCAAGTTTTAAGTTAAATGTGAGAAGATTCCATATGAAAACTAAAAATGCAGACAATGAGGTTATGGATGGAATAAGAACGGTAGCAACTATGATGGGTGAGAAGAAATTCATAGTGTCGGATGAATGTAAAGAAACTATAGCATCATTATATTCATATGTATGGGATGAGAAGAAGCAGTTAAAAGGCATAGATGCACCATTGAAGAATGATACAGATCACTGTGCAGATGCAGCGCGTTATTTAACAATGTATTTTGCTAATAAAAATATTATGGCAAATAGAGCATTTAATGCAGGTTGGTAAAAATTTGACAAATTGTAACAGTTGTGATATAATTTATATGAATTAGTATTAGGGGGAATTTAGAAATGACATTTAAGGAACTATGTGAGGCTCTAGGTCTTGATGAGGAAAAGGTAAAGATTCTAAAGGCTGAATACACAACACTAGAAAAGCAGGTTAATGATTCAAAGAAGAAAGTTGATAAACTGGAAAAGGAACAGGCTTCTCTAAATGAATCAAAGGATAAGCTAGATATTGTTGTTAAGGCATTTAAGCTAGATATGAAAGCAGATGATTTTGATAAGATGCTTGATGATGTCAAGGATTCATTTGCAGGAAATGTTAAGGGTAGTGAGGATTATAAGGAACTTAATCGTGAACTCACTAAGGCTAGACGCGAATTTGATAGTCTAAAGAAGGAAAATGAGAAGATTGTCGGCGAACTTGCAACAGAAAAGGCAAATAGGGTAAAGTCAGTCAAGCAGTCGGCTATCTTAAAGGAACTTCAAGCAAATAATGTTATTAAGGCAGAACAGTGGGTAAATCGTTTCTTTGCAGAGGCAGAACTTGATGAAGATGGTGTTAATATTTTCATGAAGGATGAAGCAGGTAAAGAAATTCCACTAAAGGATGGCATAGCAGATTGGGCTAAAGCCAATCCAGAATTTGTTAAAGTAGATGCTCGTGGAGGCGCAGGAAGTGGCGCAGGAGGAGGCTCTAATAATAAGGAAAATGAGGACTTTATGAACTCAATTATAGGTGATGGCGGTGATGAGGGCGGTCAGAAATCACTAGCCGAACTTTTTGGATAAAAGGAGGAAGATAAATTTTGAGTATTTTACAACATGATGTAAAGAAAGTTGATAGACTTGATAATGACTTACTACTCATTCGCGAAGGTTATCTTGCGCGACCAGTAACAGTAGATAAGACAACAGTAACAGGTCTAACACCAACAGATAAGGGAAGATATATTATCCCACAGGGAACTTATTTAGTGGGCAAGAATGGTAGTTTACTTGTAGACCCACAACAGATTGCAAAGGAAGCAAATGTAACAGTAACTAAGGCTAGTGCTACATTACTTACATATCTAGTTATCACATCAAGAATAGAGGGTGCTGTTACTCACTCAGTTAATATAACTGCTGCAACAAGTGCAAATGCACCAACAGTTGCAACATTTAACACAACAACTCATACACTTGATGTTACACTTGGCACAGATGCTAAGAAGGTAGTAAATGCAACACTTGAAGATGTGGTTAATGCAATCAATAATGATACTATTGCAAACACTTATGTTATTGCAAGTCTTAATGATGATGACCATAGACTTGATGTAGCGGCTGCTGCGACAGGAGCACTTGCAGGTGGTGGTGTTGAAGCAGTAACAGGTGATATTGATGGTATTCTCTACCACAGTGTTGATGTTACAAATGGTGAGTCAACAGGCGCACTTATTATTCATGGTGTTATTGACCTTGATAAGATGCCAAGAGATGTTGGCGCTGCTGTTAAGGCGAAGCTACCAAGAATTATGTTTGGTCGTAAGGACTAATTAAGGGAGGTAATATAGTTTGAATTTATTTGACATTTTAACTCCTACAAATGTGGCTATGTATTGGGACAAGCGTAAGGGAGACCAATCAAAGTATATGGGTCATGTACTTTTCAAGCCAAAGAAGATTGTAGGACTAGAGATAAATAAGATTGGCGGACGTGCAGGACTTCCAGTGCAATTAAAGGCATCTGCGTTTGATACACAGGCAACCACAAGAGATCGTCTCTCAATCGAACTCACAAAGCAGAGTATGCCATTTTTCCGTGAGAGAATGACTATTGATGAAACACTTCGTCAACAGATCATGGTTCTTGCAAATGAGCAGTTACTCAAGGGCTTTATGACACAGATTTTTGATGATACAAATAACCTCATTAGAGGAGCAAAGGTTCGTCGGGAGAAGATGGCTATGGAACTTATTTCCACAGGTCATATCAAGATTGAGGATAATGGTGTAAAGCTAGACTATGATTATGGTCTTGGAAAGCAACAGTTTGTTGATGCAGATTGGAGTAATACTGCAACATCAACCCCAATTCAAGATCTTATTTATTGGGTAGATTTTGCTCGTACAAAGCTATATGTAAATATGGGCTATGCTGTCATGACTACAAAGACATTCAATCTTATTAAGGCAAGCGAGAGCACAAGAAAGGCGATGTTCCCACTTATTCAAGCAACTAACATTGATTCTATGCTTATTACAAACACACAAGTTAAGGATTTCGTAGAAAATGCAACAGGTATTAGAATCCTAATCAATGATACTGCTTATGCGGAACACGTTGGAGGCTCTGGACTCCCACTCTATCCAGATATGAGAGTTACATTACTCCCAGCTGGCGGTGTTCTCGGCGATATGGTGTTTGGTACAACACCAGAAGAGATTGACCTTCTCGGAAAGGCAAACACTGGCGCAGATGTGAGAATTGTTGATACAGGTGTTGCTATTACAACACGCACAACTACACATCCAGTCAATGTTGAGACTCTTGTATCACAGATTTGCTTACCATCATTCAGTGCAGATATTGAAAATGGTAGTGGATCAATTATGATTGCGAAGATAAAGTAATTGAATTAAGGAGATTCCGTGTGGTAGAAATATCACACGGATGATTTTATATCATGGGAAAGCTAAAAGCGTCCATAGAAGCACCTAAAGGATTATTAAGTAGTGATTTATTATCCGATAGGGAAGTTAGGAAGAGACTAAGAAAAACACTTCAAAAGGCTTGTGAAGTCGTAATAGATTATGCAAGACAACATCATTGGTATTCTGATAGAAGTGGAAGCTTATCACGTTCGTTTAAGTATAGAACAAAAGACACCAATGATGGAATTGTAGGAACTGTTTATCAAGATGAAGGATCAGCATTTTATGGAAAATTTCAAATTGAGGGAACAGGAATCTACGGAAAAAAGAAGCAACAAATAAATCTAAACAAGTATGGTAATTTTAGAGGTTATTATTGGATAAGGCGGAGAAGATGGGTCAGGAATCCTCTTGTTAGGGGAATAAGACCAAGAAATATTTTAGGAAATGCTTATAGCAAGAATAAGGCTAGAATTGCACAAATGTTTAAGGATGAAGTGAAGAGAATAGCAGGGGGGATGAAGTAGTGCCAAGTATACCAATGGCAGATATAGAGGATATAGCTACTAGACAGTATTTTGATACTACTATGTTAGATGATGCCCTCTTACGAACTTATGTAACACCAGAGATTGTAAAGGAATCAACTCAGTATGTAGAATCAATAGCGCAGAGTATGGGGATAGATAAGAAAGATATATATTCACCAACACCATATCTGATAAGTAGATTAGCTATGATATATGCTTATATGACAGCAGCACAGAGAAAAGCCTTATTTACTAAAGGTGGTTCTGTTGGAAATAGGCATGACTTAAATGCAGACAATGACTCATTTGCATTAAAATATAGAATGTATAGGGAAGCATTAAATGATTTAATAAAACAGATAACTCCACTAACATTCACAAATGGAAAACCAGCAAAAAGAAGAAGATTTCCATTTACTCAACCAATAGCGAGGAACTAATATGTTACAGAGACTATATTGGAATGAAGTAGCAATAAGGCTTAGAGATTTTATAAAATCTTATAGGCGAAAAGATGGAAAAAGACTATTTGATTTTTTAGTTGACCGCGATGATCTAGTAGTAAAAGTTGGTTTAGGAAATGCAGGTGAATATCCTGCAATATACATATTATTCGATTCAGAAGAAAGTGTTCATAAGCAAGGCGCAATAGTAGGCGCAAAGATAAGACTGTTTATAGATTTGTTTGTAAAGGGAGAAGCAACAGGAGATGTTGATTATGATGATACTCTATACAGACAAATATATGACGCAGAAAATGAACTCATAGTAGTATTAAATGAGTTTAATAGGTATTTACATAGTAATGGACTAGGGAGCAATCTAATAGTAGAAGGTGTACTAAGTGACGGTGATGAAAATGCACCTGCCGTAGTAGCCAACAGAACGGTTGTTTCAATAGAATGGTATAAAGGAGGAAGATAGATTGTCAAATCAGGCATTTAGCAGACCAGAAGATTTGATGGTTGGTGCAGGTACACTTTATTTCAAGCGTACACATTCAAAGGATAAGCATGGATTCCACCATCTCGGAAATTCAACTGGATTCACAATTACAACAGACATCGAAAAGATTGATAAGAACTCTAGCATGAACAAGCATAGAGAACTTATGGCAAGTGTTGTAACAAGTGTTAAGGCAAGTTCAAAGATTACACTTGAAGAGTATAATCCATACAACCTTGCATTAGGACTTTTCGGCGAGGAGAGTATTAGAAAACAAGCAGCAAAGACATTTACAGATGAAGTATATGAGGTTCTAGGTAATCCATCAATTATTTCACTTGTAGATGCAGATGGCAACAAGTATATGAATGTGAAGAATATAGTTGTTAAGCCAGTAAATACAATTCCTGCAAAGTTTGAAGCAAAGAGTGTATCACCAAGTATGACTATTTCAACAGTTACACTTACAAATGATACACTTACAGACACAAAGGGTGGAACACTCACACTAGCACCTGCAGCATTTGCAGGAGCAAATGATGTTCGTGTATTTATTACAGTTAAGAACGCACCAAATGGTAATGGTGACCTTGACGGATTAACACTTGAAGTTCGTGAGGGGCTTAGTGGAGCAGTACAGACATTCTCTGTAACAACTACAAAGACAACAGAGACATTTACACTCACAAGTGGCGCAACAATCGTTGCAACAGTAGGTACTTTACATTCATTCACAGCAAGCACTGTAATGAATGAAGCAGAACTTACAGCACCAATTACTGCATACAAAGAGGGTAAGGATTATGTAGTAGACGAACTAGAGTCTCGTGGTGGTCTAGTAAAGATTACACAAAATGGACTTATCAAGACAGGAGATAAGGTTAAGGTTTCATTTGAAGTACCAGAACAAGATTTCATCAGTGTAGCAGGTGGAATTGCAGGATTTATTGAGGGTGAGTTACTATTCCTCGGCGATCCAAACAATGGTGGACAGTACAACATTGAAGGATGGAAAGTTCGCATTACACCAGATGGAGATCTCTCAGGTTTCATCTCAGAAAATGAGTTCGGCAACTTCACACTCAATGTTGAATATCTCTCAGATAGAGAAAATCACAAAGATGCTCCACTTTATAGGGCAACACTTGTTGGTTATGCTCAAAATGAGGATACAGTAAAGGGCTACTATAACCCAATTTACTAATTCATTTAGTATCAATTCATACAGAAAAAATCCACAGAAATGTGGATTTTTTTATTGACACGAAGATAAATATGTGATATAATATATACACATAAAGGAGATGATTCAAGTGAGAGTATTATCAGTAAAGAAAGACAGGCTAGAGGAACTAACTAAGTTTGGGTTTGAAAAGGATGGGGATTGCTATACATACTCAGGAGAACGTATGAATAATTTTTCATATAGAGTTATGTGTTTATCATGGTATCCAGTAATAAGTGTAAGTGAATACGATGCTGAATGGGATTATGATGGAACACCTGTTGATATTCCAGACGTAGTTATGAAACTTATTGAGGCAGGAATGGTGGAAAGCTATGAAGATTGATAGTTTTAAGGGAAAATATTTTTTTCTATCAAATTTTTATGTGGCAGATGTAGAATATAATGGGATTAAATATTCAAATAATGAAGCAGCATTTCAAGCACAGAAATGTCCAGAACGCGCAAAAGAGTTTTCTACATTAGACCCATCAACGGCTAAGAGAAAGGGTAGAAAAATCAAACTCAGATCAGATTGGGAAAATGTAAAGTATGGAATTATGTTTGATATTGTAGTAGCTAAGTTCAAGCAGAATCCAGAACTTTTAGATAAACTTATAAAGACTGGGACAGCACAGTTGGTTGAGGGAAATACATGGGGAGATACTACATGGGGAGTATACAGACATAAAGGAAAGAATTATCTAGGTAGGATTTTAATGCAGGTAAGGACTATGCTTGGAGGTAAATAATATGGGACTTGACGCATGGCTTAAATCAGTGGATGCAAGGGCAAAGTTGTCTGAACTAAAGGTAGATGGGGCATTTCGTTGTGACACAATAGTATATTGGAGAAAGAATGAAAAGGTTAATAATTATGTATGCGTATTACATATAACTAAGGGAGGAAATGCAGATAGCTTTAATTGTTCAGATACATTTCTAAATGAGGAAGAATTACTAGGACTTAGGAAGTTATTACCACTGTCTGAGGTAAAATATATTGATGATGCTATTGATGAGATCAAGAAAGGAAAGTTAATTTTTTATGCCTGTTGGTGGTAAGATTCATAAAATAGAAATAGTTGGAACAATGGTAAACTCACTATTTATTCTTGATAGAGATGGAAAGGGTAATTATAGATGTAAGTGTCAAATATGTGGAAGGGAATTTCTAAAAAAGGCTTCCTCTGTTAGAAAAGGGTTGGCTATGTGTTTTTGTAAATATTTGACACAACAAGCATAATATGATATAATAAATATATATTAGAGAACGGAGTTGATATTTTAATGGCAGTAGATAAGGAATTAGAACTTCTTATTTCTGAAAAGGAATTAGAATTTGGGGATAGACAGGTAGTGGTAAAGAAGATTTCAATGCTTGATACAATTCGTATTGCATCAAGTCTTAGTGATATTATCACTAAGGTTATGGATGATTCAGATACATTTTCAACAGCAGTTGCTAAGTTGGCATTTGAGCCAGAGAGCGGAGAAGATGCAACAGCAATTAGAGTAATGGGTCTATTAGAACTTCTAGGGGCGTTAGGAGAAGATGGAGCAGATCTATTAAAGAATATTATTTCTAAGTCAACTACATTAACACCTGCGGAAGTAGAAGACCTTGACATTGTAGAAGGACTTGACATTATTATGTCAGTATATGAGGTCAATAGAGGTTTTTTTATGAAATGTGGGAAAAAGCTAATGGCAAAGATGGAAAAGCCAAAAGCGAAGACGAAGAAGAAGTAAGTCTATATGACACAATAAATGTGTTAATTGCCCACGGACACAATAAGGACGAGATATTAAAAAATTATAGCAAGGAAGAGATAACAATGTTCTATGAAAAATGCGTAAAGCTAGACATGAGGAATAACGCAAATTTCATAGAGAATGTAATAATCTCAGTAGGCGGTGCTTTTGGTGGGGGAAAGCAAGTCGAGAAGTTACTTGCTAGAATGAGGGACGTTTAAGCCTTGCCATTATCGGCAGGGCTTTTTTGATAAGGACGGTGATAATTTGGCAGATAAGATAGATACAGAGTTAAATCTAAAAGTAACTGGGGACGTTGGAAATGCAAAGAGCGAGATAAAGAAGCTATTTGATTTACTAAAATCTGGTAAAGTAGATATTGACTTAAATACAAAGGGCTTATCTGATAGTGCAACTAAAGCAAGAAAGATGTTAGATGAGAAACTTCTATCAAAGAAGTCTATTAGTGTTGACCTAGATACAAGTAAATTAGAAAAGCAGTTAAGTTCTATATCAACTAAGGCACAAACAGTAAAGATTGGTGTAGATATTTCTGAGGCATTAAAGGGATTACAAACACTAAAGAAAGAAATAGATAAGATTGATGGTAGAGTTATTCAAGTAAAGACACACACTACAAATACAGTAGCTACCGAAAAACGTGGTAATAAAACATCAACAAGAGCAGATGAAGCACCAAAACCTAAAGGAAGAAAGATAACTCCACAACAGGAGTATGAATCTTTAGCAAGTAGGGCAGCATCAGCATATTCAAAAGCAGAAAAGGCATATTTAGAGCGTGGTGGAAATGACATTGTATTTAGAAATAATCAAAAAGCATTTCAAAGATTAAATATGCTAATGAATGAGGTTGGCACAAAAGTAGGTTCAATGAGCCAATCATATGCTCTACAGAGATATGAGAATATGTATGCCTCAAGAGCAAATTTACCAGATAACAACCCAATGAAGCAGTTGTTAGGTAGGGCAATAGCAGATATGGCTAATGCTATGCAAAAAGCTACTAAGCAATTAGAACAGGTAAATCCAATTCGTGCTAGAAAAGCAGAGTTGCGCGATGAGCGTAATGAGATGGCAGATTGGAAGAGGTCTGTTAGAAATCAAATTGCAGGTCTTAGTACAGGTGAAAAACTAGGAGCACAACAGTATTTATATAATCAAAAAATACAAGAATTACAAGGAAGGGCAACGAGCCTAGAAGGTGTTAAAGGTTCAGAGGAAAAACTAGCAAGAACTAAGAGAGCAATAGAAGACCTTATTGCAAAAGAAAAAGAACTTGCAAGAAAAATAGCAGAATCAAACGCAAAGTATGACGAAAGAATAAAGAAAGTAGCCCTTGCAACAGATAAGCAAAATGGAAGAGTACAGAGAGTACAAAATCTAGCAAGTGCATTACAAGGAAATACAAATTTTGATATAAGACACATGGGAAGAGCAGGAGCAGGGTTTGGTTCTGACGGAAGTGGTGGCAGAAGAGGCTCTGGCGGTGGAAAAAATGAGAAGGATAGCACATACGATTATGGTGCAGGTAGATTTAATGCAGGAAGATTTAGAGATTACTTCACAAGTTGGAAAGGTATATCAACACTATTTTCTAATGCTATTAGATTCTTTGGACGTTCAAGTAAAGGTGTTGGTTCAGCAGGTGAGGCAACAGCAGGATTAACTTCAAAGATGGCAAGTCTAGGAAGATTTGCTACATTAGCGTCAGTTGCTCTAGGTGGTGTAGTTGCAGCAGGCGCATTAGTAGGTACTGCATTTACTGTGTTGAAGGGTGTAGTTGGTCAGTTAGCAGAAGGATTGCTACAGGTACTACAAACTATATATAAAATATTAGAACCCGGCATTGAGTTATATAAAGACTCAACTAAAGCATCAATGGCTATAGCAGCAGGTGTTCAAGCAAATGCAAAGATTGATGGTAGAGCACCAACACAACAGGAAGCATCATCAATAGGTAAGCAATTAACACAAAGAGCAATACTAGATGCTATGCAGAGTGTATTTGATCCAAATGAGATTATAACCGCATTACAGGGTACACTACCAATGTTCTTGAATAAAGGTATGAATGTTGAACAAGCATATCAAGTTACTCGTGGTGTTGCAGGTGTAGCAAAGCTAACAAGACTTGCCCCAAACCAAGTTTTACAAGAGGCTAGAGATTTAGCACAAGGAACTATTTCTGCAAGAAGTTCTCAGGTTGCTAATACAGTAGGAATAACACCAGAGGAGATTAAAAAATTCCAAGGTGACGTAGATGGTCTATTTGATTATCTAATGGAGAGATTCAAACATTATACTGAAACATTAGAGAAATATTCTGAGACACCAGTAGGTGCATTTGAAAACTTAAAAGAAACATGGTCAGTTGCTATGTCAAAGATAGTTGAAGATATAGCACCACCATTTGCAACAGTGTTTAAGAATCTTGCAGGTAAGTTAGGTTACATAGCAGATGAGGATGGAAGAAGAACTAATGCAGGTGGTTATCTAATAGATGAGGATGGAAATTATGTAGATAAAGAAGGTAATTTATCAGAAACACCAGTTAAAGGTAAGGGCAAGATAGACTTCAAAATATCTGAGATGGTAAAAAACTTTGGAGACATGGTTGAAGATGTAATTGAACATTTATTAGAAAAAGCATCACAACTGTCTGCATATATAGCGGCAGGTGATGATTCAAAGAGTGTATTTGAAGCTATTGGAAACGGAATAAAGAGTTTAATTGATTTTCTAGAATGGTTGTTAGAGTGTTGTGTTGATGTGTATAGAATTGGGCAACAGGTCATACAATGGATTAAAGATTTTATAAATTTCCTGAGTGCATTAGGTGATATATTAAATGTTGTATTCCTAGTAATGGCAGTATTAAATCCAGAAATAGGACTTGTTATAGTTGCATTAAAAGTGCTTATAGAGCATTTTAACTATGTAATAGACGCTATTTCACTTTTAGGTCAGGCTTGTGCAGTAGGTACTAAATTACTTGCTATACTGGCTAACGGAATTATTGCGGCATTAAGGGCAGCATGGGAGTATATAACAACACTACCAAAAGGAACTGATGCAGCAAAAGCAGCATTTACAAATGAATTTAATAATGGAGAATTTGCACAAAAGAACGCTAAGTTGGTTGCACAAATTAAAAATGATTTACAATATATGAAGAAGTTTGAGATTGGTGCAGATAGAAGTGTTAAAGAAGGAGAAGACCCATTAGATCTAATAGGTTCATATAGACGTGGGAAAGCAAAGGGAAAACCAGAAGATGGGAAATATGTAGATCCAGCTACTGCACAAGGTCAGGCAAAAAATGCTGATGAGATAAAGAAGTTACAGAGTGCTATGAAGGATAGACTAAAAGAACTCAAAGATGAACTCAAAGATAAGTTAGATGAGATAAAAGATCAGTTAAAACAGAATGACTTAAAATTTAAGCAAGGATTTATGACAGTAAATCAATACTATATGGAAAAGGCAAGGCTTGAAAAAGAAGAGGCACAATTAAGAGTAGATGAATTAAAACAAGAGATAGCAGAGATACAGAAAACACCATATGAAAAAAGTGAAGATAAGGCAAGAGATTTAAGGGAGACAACAAGAGAGTTACGAAAAGCATCCAGAGCATTAGAGCAAGCGTCTAAAGGTCTTGCAGATACACAAAGAGCATTAGAAGATGGGGCAAACTTTACTAAACAGTTGATTAACCGTGAAAGAGCACAAAATGGACAAGTTGTAAGTAATGGAATGTATTCAAATAATGCGGCTACAGTGTATAATATGATGAAAACTCAGGGATTTACAAATCATAATATGCTTATAGGAATACTTGCATCATTAAGAGGGGAAGCACTTAATAATCCAAGAGATGAACACATGGATACATATGCAGATGGATCACCAGCAGGATATGCAACAGGAATAGCACAGTGGAGAGCAGAACGTAGAGAAGGTTTATTTAATTTTGCAAAGGAAAATAAAAGCGATCCATACCACATACTAACACAAATACCGTGGTTAATAAAAGAAATAACAGAAGGAAACGAAGCAAAGAATTTCCAAGAAGTTATAAAGTGGGCAGAAGCTAATGGTGGAACAGCAGAAGCATACACAAAAGCATTTACCGCACTAATTGAAAGACCTGCAAATAAGTGGGAAGAAGGGGCTAATAGAACCCAATTTATCCCAGAAATAGAGCAAGCAGTAAAAGATGGTGTTGCTGTAGGTGTAGAGCAAGCATCAAATACTGGTGATATAACATCAAAAATAGATAACGCACTAACAGGTGAAAATGGATTATTAGGTAAGACATTAAATTTGGTAGATCAGGCATGTGTAGAAGCAGTCACAAAAATAGGTTCATCTTTTAGTAATGTACTAGGAGAGGCAGTACAAAAAGGAATAGTACATACAGAAGTTCTTGATCAATTCTTAGAAGGTAAGGGAATAAGAAAAGAGGAATTTAATCAGGCTAGTTTACAACCTGGCGATATTATTTATTTTGATGGTGATCAGAAGAATCAGCACGTCATGATGTATAAAGGTAATGGTATGATTACTGGCAATAGTACAGGTAAGAAAGAGGTTGTTGAACAAGATCTTGACAGTTATTTGAAGTATTCTAACTTAACACCAACATTCGTTAGAAAAACTGGTAGTGTTAGTGCAGGTGGAATAGTTCAAAAACCATCAGAGTTTTATAGCACAGATACATCATACGCAGCGTCGGAAGAGTTAAAGAAAGCTAATGAAAAATGGACAAGTTTAGCAGCACAAAATGAGTCTATAAGATTTGGTCAAATTGATGCACAGATGAATGAACTCTTTGATAAATGGGCAAAGGAAATACAAGAGGTAACAGATAAGTGGAAAGATAATCCAGAGTTACTTGGAAAATTAAAACAAGAAATAGACACTAAATATAGTTATGATGCCCTCGTATTAAGAAATAAGGTTCGTGAGGACACACTAAATGTTCAACATTCAACACAAAATAATGAGTTTGGTTGGGGTAACGTAAATTTTGATAAGGAGTTTAGAGACCCAAAGAGTATTAGATATATGATTCAGAGAAATCTTGATTATTATTTCAAGGTGGAAGATGGAATATTTAATATGGCTAAAACAATAGACGGTTTATGGGATGATTATAAAGGATTCCAAAATGCAGGAAATCTAGGTAAGTCAAAAGAGATAAGAGACAAGATAATGTCTACTTATCAAGATGTATATAAAATGTTTAGTGGTTGGCTTGATCAATACAAGGAACAGTTGGAGCAATACTCAACTTGGGTTGAGAATAATCCAGACTTTACAACTCTACAAAAAGAGAATGGTCAAAGAGAGATTAAGGCAAGAGAAAATAGATATATATATGATTTTACTGTTGGTGAGTTAAAGTCAACTGAAGGAATACTAGAAACATTAAATACATATTATGATGATATGGAAAAGAAAATGGCTAGTGTAAAGAAGCAGTTAGCAGAAGTGACAGCTGGAACAGAAGAGCATAATAAGCTATTGAATGAACAAGCAAAAATTCAAACTGAACTAGATATAACTAAACAGAAGCAATTTGTGTTTGAACAACAGAAGCGTCAATTAACCTATACTAAATTACAATCAGAGCAACTAATGCACCAGAAGGATCTTTTAGTAGACCTAAGAAGGGTGGCTAAACAAGCACTTGAAGATGGGCTAAATAAATTCCTAACAGATGGAATATTAGAAGCAGAGAGTCTAGGGGACGCATTTAGAAATATGCTTGTTGGTATATTAAAAGAGATTCAACAGTTCTTTGCTAAAGAGTTGACATTAAATATAATGAACTCGTTGTTCCCAACAGTGGATGAAAATGGGCTTACTAGATATAGTAGAAAAACTGGATATGGAACACAGAGACGCGCTAGAAAAGATATAGGCGGACAAGGTGCTAATAGCCCAGAAGATTTTGATTTATTAGGGAATACGCCATTTAACCAACCGTGGAATAAGAGTAGCCTAAATAAGGATTATAAACCTTGGGAAGGTAAAGACGCATTTAAGATTAGCGATAAATTTACTAAGACAAATTATCATGATGCAAATAAACTAACAGATTTTGGTATGAATCTGGAACAAGCATCACAAACAGTTGGTAACTTTGATTTTAGTACAAAGTCAGCAACAGATGCAGTATCAGATATGGCAAAGGACGTGTCAGTTGATACTGCAACCAGTACAATGGTTACATCATTTAATAATGCCACAACAGCAGCTAATGGATTAGCTACATCATTAAATTCTGCATCAATGTCAATGAGTGCAGGTGCAGGTGCAGGTGGTATAGAACATAAGGCATCAGGTGGTTTAATAACAGGAGCAGGAACAAGTACATCTGATAGTATACCTGCCATGTTAAGTAATGGCGAGTTCGTTATGAGAGCAAAAGCAGTTCGCCAGATGGGTACTAATTTCATGCACGCAGTAAATAGGGGAGATTTTAATAAGATAAGAGCAAGAATACCACATTTTGCAAACGGTGGTGTCGTTGGAGATGTTCAGGTTGATACAGCAAGGGGAATGGAAGCCTTTGCTAACAGTATAGGAACTAATGTATCAACAGTAAATAATATGAGTATTGCGCTTGTGAGAAATGAAGATGAAGCGATGAGTCACTTTATGCGTAGTCCAGATGGACAACGTATTATGCTTGATTTTAGCAGGAAGAACGCTCACATAACAAGCCAGTTCTAAAGTTGACAAATCCCTTACAATATGCTATAATAAATAGTGTATTTAAGGGATTTTTTTTTATTTTGGAGGTATGAATGAAAATAGATAAAGAGAATATGGATGCCCTTGAAAAATTATTGCTTGTAATGCTTGGAAACGTAACAAAGGGAACAGATTTAGTAGCACGAGAACACGCTATTGATGTATCACTAAAGTTATCACAACTACTACTAAACCTAAAATCCATGCAAGGGGCAGATACACAAGAGGCACTTATGGAGAAGATGCAAGATATTGATTTTAGTAACATTGATATAAACAACATGTTACAAGGAATTATGAAGGGGGAGATGTGAGTGTATAAAATAGGAGATGGGCGTGATATTTATACACTCATCCACGCAATAGACGAATGTCTAACACAAGTTGGGTGGGTACAACACATTCCAATCAGAGATAACGATGGAAACCTAACTCACTGTATTTGGGAAGGTTCTGGTGATGGAACAGATAAAATCTATATTCAGATTAAGGCAGATACAAAGAATAGAAATCTTCTATTCATAGACAGTATGACAGGTGTAGATGAAAAGCTACATATATGGGAACAACCTGGATCGTTGCAACAGTGGATTAAGATTTCTAGTACAGAAGAACTTGGATTACAACCTGCATTTACTACATCATTAGATGAGAGATTTTACTATTGGATTTTTGTAGATACTTACAGACTTATTGTTGTTATTCGTATTGGTATTCAGTATGAAAGTATGTATTTAGGGTTTCTTAATCCAATAGCAAGTGAAAGACAGTTTCCATACCCAATGTATGTTGCTGGAAACACAACCTCAAAAGGTGGTAGGTGGTCATCAAATAAGCAGGGTAGTTTTATATTTCCATCAGATGGTAGTGGTTATCTAAGGCGTGCAGATGGTGTTTGGAGACAGTTTGATTTTACAAGAGATCTCAGCTATCTTTCAAAAGGAACTATCTTTCCATATAATGCAAAGAATAGGTCACTTATTCCAAACTATGTTGAAAATGCAGTCAATCAAGACAATTTCCTACTTATTCCAGTAATGCTACAAACAAATGATCCAATAGATATTTGCGGAATACTGAGAAACGTGTACTGGATTTCAGGTACTCGTGATGTGGACGCTGAAAAGATTCTTGTGTATAATGACAAGCAGTATATTGTCTTTGATACAAAGCAAGACCGCGACCATAATAGTTATTTCGCAATAGAAATGGTGTAATATGTATGAGCGCGGAAAAGTCAACTCATTTGATGAGTTGATAAGTAAATTTGTTAGTTTTTTAACATCAAATGTAGCAGAGAATAATAATCCGTGGGAATTGTTGAAGTATGATATAGATCATTCGTTTTATGGGACAACATTAAAAGTACCAATACCAAAATATAAAACGAATGACAACAGAATACCATGTTTTTATGTTAGCTTTCAGCATACACTACTAAAGAAAACAACATACTCAAATTGGTTAAGGACAGTAGAGTGTCCTGAATATGAAAGAGGAAAGTCAGGAGAACTACCTAGACCATTTAATGCAGAGACCTATAAAATAGACACAAGAGTAAGATATGACGTAAGTCTGTACTCAGATAGGAAGATTTATACAAAGTATGGAGAGCCTAATGTAGAAAATCCATTTGTTGAACCGGGAGAATTTATTGCTGTTGGATTACACACATTGTATGACGAAAGGTTGTGGATGTGTGAGCAGGGCGGGATTACATGTGAAGATGAGACAAGAGAATATGATAACAAGTTAAACCTGCTTGAAGCAAGAGAGATTTTAATGGGTGGAATAGTATCAGATACACCAATAAAGCTACCAAGATTTCCAGGAACTGGTTGTCCTTGGCTAACCATGACAGATTCCAATGCAGAAACATATACTATCAGAGAAGGTAATCTTGAATATTGGTTCACAAAAGATGATTACTCGGCAACAATATCTATTAGATTTTCAAATAATGGGTTGCTTCCAGACATGTATCAGTCAATAAACTTTGGAATGATGGACACATTCGCAGATGATAGTTACAGGTTTCCGTTATATGTTGCAGGTGGAAATCAAGGATTAAGAGAAGATTATTGGAGATATGTAAGCCCTGTTTATGGTGGTTTACCAACTATCACAGGAGCAAATTCTTATGACCTAGATATTACAAATCCTGCATTATCAAATAATAACCTATTACACCCATGTAAGTTTAATCTTGCAGAACTATCAAACTTCAAGGTATTGGCACCAGAAGGAATATGGAGAAACATATGGAATGTTGAGCAAAAAGCACGTATTCAAAACTATTTCTCTTGTGGTGTGATATATGAGTGGGGACAGATACTTGATAAACCTACATTTGATATTGGAACTAAAAGTGATACAACATTCCCTTGGGGAACAGACAATAGATGGCATGGAGATTCACACTTAGTTATTTTTGGGGCAAATAAAGATAAGCGTGGTGGTCTTACACAAGATGTGTTGGTAGTATTTAATAAAGAAGATGTTGGGATTAAAGGAAGAATACCAAGAGCCTCTTTCTGTTGGAGTAGACAGTTGCCACATGGTGAAATAATGATAGGAACAAAGAAGTTCTTGTCAATTCCATGTGTGTGGGAAAGTAGGTTGTGGGACTATGATGGATACATAGGAACATCGAATGACCCAAAGTTTTGGGATGCAAGAAAGCTATCAGAAATACACACAAAGAATGCAGAATCATCTTGGACTAACAAGATGGTGTCAAGATTACTAATAAGTTTGGAGTGATAAAGTGAGAAAAGAATATAACAACATAGAATCAAGCACAAACTTAATAGAGTCTATTGTGGATTTCTTGTTACATACAGGAATATATGATGTAGTGGTTGCAACAAAAAAGAAAGAATATCCGCCAACAGAAATTTTTACTATTAGAGATTCATATACTTATGCAGTAGTTAAGAATACAAGACTAAATATGTATGTAATCTTTTTTACAACTGGCAACAAGTATATTCATATGATTGCAAGTACAGAGTATGATGATTCAAAAGATATATTCTATCAACAAGGAATCATAGTAAATGATACTATTAAAAGTGTTGAATCTGGTATATTAACAGAACCAACAAAAATACAGAAAAATCAGTATTTTATATTCCCATCTTTGTCAATGTATGATGTTACAAGACTTGTGTGTAACTATGAAAAAGAAGATGGAATGGTTTTACTGTCTGGCATAAGAACGAAACCAATAGAATATGAGTGGGGAACAGACAAGTATGTTAATACCATCACATATAACATGTGTTTTGGTGGATTAAAAAGAAACAGCAAACAGCAAGCTACTTTCTTAATGGGTGGAGATTTCTGTCTAACAATAGAACTAATACATAGAAGTATGTTTAACAGAGCCGCAAATAACTACATATATATGTATTCATATATAAACATATTACCAAGTGCATTAGAGGATTCCATCAAATATCATTTCAAGCTACTTGATGGTTATATACAACACGATATACAAAGAGAATGGGTGGATTATCCGTTTGAAGATGAAAACGTAAGACACTTCACAAAGATACTTGAAGGAAGAAATACACTACACAAGTTTAACTGGTTCTTGAGAACAGATATTGATGAGTATGGGTACAGAGATAATACCAGATGGCTTTTGGGAGAAGAAAAATCAAAAGTGGTTCTTGATGGAGACTATGATAAGGAGACATCACAGTTACCAAACATTAGAGTATTACCAATATGGGCAACAACACTAAATATGAAACACTATATCCCACTGGTGGCATCAAATTCTTTAGAAGAAGGAACATTACCTACTTATAAATATTTAATGTCAAGAAAGCAGGAAGAAAAGGGAAGAAATGTTAATACACTAAACAGTATCTCACTAATACTTCCTATTTATTTTTATGTTAAGCGCGACCCAAATGAGTTAAATATTTATAGCTTATACGGGTATTCAGATGTTGTAAATTACGTAAATATGTATAATATGTTTACAGATACTATGAAAGAGAGCAACTATCCAATCGACAAGGCTATCTATAATTGTTTCCAGACAGGAAGAAGGAGACAAGCATATGGTGATGTTGGATATAATGGAATTGCTTTCAAACAAGAGAAGGAGTGAGTAAATGGCATTTGTAAAGTATGAAAATCTCACAACACCAGATGAAGTTATAGAAAAGATACATGACTATGTAAAAACAGTTGGTAGTACAGTATCAGATCCACTTAGAGGAGATACAGATATTTTCACTAGAACAGAAAATGATGGAAAGAGATTTACATTTCAAGATAATAGACAGGAATATTATGTAACACTGCGTTCAGCAAATGGAACACAGATTTTTGGTGTGAATGATGATGCAGAGCAAGATGTCAAACCAGTAGAAAAACATAAGGGCTACCACGGAATAGGGATGGTAGTATCAGAAGGATACTCAAAGACACAGAGATGGTATAATCAATTTAATGTCCCATTAAAATTTAAGGATAAGGAAGTACAAGGAACATGGATGCCGGTGTCAACAGGACTAGAGGATCTAGAAGAAGTAAAAAAGCCAGATGAAGTGGAAGAACCTGCACCACAGGAAGCACCCCAGATGGACACTAGCGAAGCAGACGCAATACCAAAGGTTGATAAACCCATTAAGCCAGTAGGTATTCATGGAGATTTTCTAAACACAAAACCAACTATGCTCAATTATTATACTGGTGTAGATGACATTTGGGGTTCAGTTGAGGGGATTAGGGCAAACAGTGGAAAAATTATAAAAGATCAGTGGGTTAAAGGGTATCATGAAGGACTTGCAAACACAGGGCTTTTAATCTCGTTTGCGTTTGACAGTGGAATTACACCCAAAGAATATTTAGATAAATATTTCAATGGAGATCTTGAGCTTTTTAAGAAAACATATAGATATACTTATCAAATAACAAAGTTTGGCTATTATCCAAATATAAAGAAGCTAGGAAATTTTTGGGTTGTATTTAGTGAATCCGTATGGGATCTAATGAGAACAAACAGCGATGTATCAAGAAGAACAGCGCGAATAAACTACGAAAACAAGTATGGTCTTTCTTCCCTTTCAGCCGCCACCGCATTAAACGGTTATTATGGATACACTATAGATCAAAAACTACCAACATTTATTGATGATTACTTAACAAAACTGACCGTTGGGAATAAGACACTAGGAGAATTTATAAATCTGTCAAAAGAAGATGCTTTTGCTGCAAATAATGGTAGTGGTGGAGTGTTTGATTTGAAGACATTGTTGACACAAAAAGTAGAGGATTTTATGGGCATAGCAGAAAAATATAAAAACAAGAGGGCGTATGCCTATCATGTTTTTTTTGAAAATCATCTTGCTAGCGGAAGAGACTGTTTTAAGGATGCAAGCATGGTTCCGCAGGAAAGAACATTGTCTTTTATGCTTCTTCTTGATGATGATGCTTACCAATACATTCTTGATTGTGGACAAGCAATAAAAGATTTTTGTGACATGAACTCTTCTTTTTATAATTCTTTTAAGGAAAAGATAAAAAACTATGATAAAGATCTTGCTAAGTACAACGAATATCTTGCTAAGTATCAAGAAGCAATAAAACGAGCACGAGAAAAATATAATGCACTAATAGTTGTTTATAATAAATACCTAGCGGATATTGCAAAGTACAAAGAGTACCTGAGACTAAAAGCATTATACGAAGAATATTTACGAAAAGTGGAGGAACTTAAAAACACCTATACCCTTTATTGTAACCATATAATTGCACCGTCAGAAACATTTTTGTTTAGTTTGGTTAAACAGAATAAGAATGATAAACGGTTTTTCCAAACAACCCATCTTGCTTTTGGGACACTCGTTAAATATGAAGCGTGGAATGGAGGGGCGTGGTTTAGTGGAAGTGCTAATAGACACATGATGCAAACAGCATATCTAACGTATGCAGATGATGATATTATATCAGATAGATTTACAAGACCATTATTGTCGAGTGGGGAAGAAACAACTACATTTGTAAGATGTGATATTGATGAAGCACCACTAGATATTAGAGGACACATCTTGTGGGCGAGTAGTGGAACAGATAACATAACAGGAAAGAAACTATCACTACCAATAAGAACAGGAGATAACATGAATGGTGTAATACCTAATTATAGATACATGCAGTCTCTTGGCAGACTTGAGTGGGGAAGAAATATCAATACATTAAACGGAATTACAGTAGATATGCCAATATTCTTTGCTGTAAAAGTAGATCCAGAAGAACTTGACCTATATGCAGCTATTGGACACGCAACAGGTATATATTTCCTGTGTATGCTAAACATGCAGACAGCAGGAGTATATGAAAGAAGCTATCCAAAGAGTGGTATTCAGAACCAAGTATTTTCAGTGGGAAGACGCAGAGGAAATTGGGGGTTTGATGGAATAGGAATCGCGCAGGAAGATACAGTAAAGGAGTGATATATTGTCAAAAAGTAATACCTCAGCAGGAAATGGTGGGTTTAATAGCTTTATAGGTTGGGGAGTTACATCACTTCTATTATTTTTGTTTAATAGGCGCAAGGGTGGTGGAAATACATCATCTGCTCAACCTTCAAAATACACAGCAGATAATACAAATAGTATTGGAAGTCCAATACCAGTGGCACTTGGGAGGGTTATGATAAAAAACCCTCTTGTGTCATATTATGGGGATTTTGGCTCAGAACCATACACGGAAGAATATGGAATGCACAGTAAATTAAGTGTGAGAGATGTGCTATTACAAATGCTTATTCTGGCACTAACTATTGCATTCTTACCAAGAGAACATGTTGTTATTACAAATACTGGTGGTGGCAAAGCAATAGATATTGCGAACGGTAGAGACAACAAACTAATAATGATGGCTATTATGAACTTTTTATTGTGGCTACTTATGGCTCTATTTAATAGACATGCTGGAAGAACAACCATACAAAAAGGATTTAAGTATTATCTTGGTTGGCAGAACATTTTGTGTTGGACTGGAAAGAATATAGGATTAAAGAAAGTCTGGATGGATGTATATGATTCTGGCGTTCAATCATCAACTGAACAAGGTGTTTGGGATAATAACAGTAGCGTAGCGTGGAAAGCAGATAATCAAACAGGAATAATAGCGCACATTGACAAACCAGATCTTTTTGGTGGTGTTGATGAGGGCGGCGGATTCGTAGGAGATATAAGAGTATATTTTGGAACAGAAAGCCAGAACTTTGATTCATGGATGGTAAAAGAAATGCAACAACCAAGTATACCAAATGAATTAAAGGGACTAACCCCACTATATCCAAAGTTTATGACGGCAGTAGTACCAAGAGCATATATTGGAAAGCAAGCAAGTATTCCCGAGATGTGGTTTGAGGTACTAAACTATCCTACAAGACTATCAGATGAACACCAAGATAGAATAAGACAGAAGTTTGATAATGCTATATCAGAATATCTGCCAGATATTATTTCATATATAGAATCGCAGGACAAGACGGTAAGAGATTTTATAAGAGTAGAGTATACAGAGTTCAAAAAGGCTAGAGATAAATACCAAAAAGCACATAAAAAGCTAGTAGAAAATACAGATACTATTCAGATGTTAAAAAACAGGATTGAGTATCTATCTGGTGTGGATGATGAAGATGCACAGAAGTCTTGTGAAGATCTAAAGAGAGAACTAGCAAAACTTGAAACACAAAGACCACTCCTTGAGTCAGAAGTAAACACAGCTTTTGAAGGACTAAAAGAAAAACTAAATGCACTAATTGAAAAATATCCACCTACTAACAGAGACGAATTAAAGAATATTGCAAAACCATTACTTGATCTTGTTGAGAAAGGTCAGTGGAAACTAGGTAGGCTCGGAGATGATGCAAACCCAGCAGAGGTTATTTATGAGATACTTAAAAATGACCTGTGGGGAGCAAATTACCCAGACAGGAAGATTGATATAGATAGTTTAATAACCATTGGTGGAAGATGTGAAGAAGATAAAATGGGAATCTCTTGTCTATTTAACCAAACAGCTACAACAGGAGAGTACATTACAAAAATATTAGACCACATCAATGGAATTATGTTTGTAAGTGCTGTTACAGGAAAGCTAACCTTCAGGTTAATAAGGTCAGACTATGATCCAGATAAGATCCCAGTATTTGACATGGATAATTGTGAGAGCCTAACATACACAAGACTTGATTGGGGCGAAACTTCATCAGCATCATCAGTAAATTTTACAATGGCAGATGATGTGTCAAAGTATGAACAAGGAACTGTTACTGTGTTTGATGAAGCAAACGTAAGAATCACAAAGAACCAAGTAGAAAATAGTTATGATGGAACTTATTTTACAACACCAGATAATGCAAAGACAATGGCACAAACAAAGATGTTGTCAGCAGGGTATCCATTAGCAAGTATAGAAATTGTCTGCAATAGACATGGTTATGATCTTGTTATCGGGGATGTTATAAAAGTAACGTGGACACCATATGGTATAAAAGAACAGGTGTTTAGAATTAATGACATTAACTACGGAACACTAACAGATGGAAAAATAAAAATAACAGCCATTGAAGATGTGTTTGGATTTGATAGCACAAAATATGAATATAGCGAGATTCCATCATGGGATCAAGAAGATCATCCTGCCGTTTCTATTGTAAGGTACAGATACGAAGAAATGCCATTTGAGGTTACCAGAAGCCTTGATACATTCATTCACGCATACGCTGCACAACCATCAGAACACTGTATGGGGTGGTATATTTGGAGAAGGATATTTGGAAACTATGATAAGTCAAGCAACTCAACAAAATTCTCAATGGTTGGCAGAGTAATGTATGGCTTCCCAGAAGATTATGCAAATTTAGATGAGGGCATTGAAATAAAACCAATAGGGACGAATGCAGAAACAGACTTCTCAAACTACATAAAAGAAGCAGAAAGAGATCCATATAGGTACAACAACAAGAGTGGATTAAATCTATTGATTGTTGATAATGAGATTATATCGTTTGAGAAGATTACAAGACTTCCTAATGGAAATTACAACCTTAGTAAAGTCATTCGTGGAGTATATGATACATTACCTGCGGTACATACAGCAGAGAGTATCTGTTTCTTCTTAAATACAGGACTATCTATAAGTGGAAGTGATCCAGCAACAAGAAATGGCGAAGCAGCAACAGAGAGCCTTGAACTTACAACATATACAGTATCAGAAGCAGAGCCATTTAGTTATTCAAAGACTGAGGGATTTGTCTCAAGAAGAAGAAGCGAATCACCATCTATTATGGCTAATCTTAGATTCTGTCCAGATAGGGGAGAACTTACTACTATGGCATACAATTATCCAAGCGGTACGGTGTTTACGCATGATATGTTGTTTGAGTTTTATGGAAGAAATAAATTCACAAATCCCCAAATCATTGAGCATAAAGACACAACAGAGTATCTTGTTGATGAAAATGTTCAAAATGTTATAACCGTGAAGAGCGGCGATGTTGAGTTTAGCATAGTGGCTGATGGAAAATACAAAGAAAATGGTGTTGAAAAGAATACACAGAACATGACGCTAAAGTGGGAAGATTTCTGTAAGAATATGGATAGGAAGCTAAAAGATCATAATGATGTAACATTAGAAATAAAGACACATGATAAGACGAGAAATCTTGATTCTTACTACTCATATGAAAAGCATATCATCTATGCAGTTCCTAGAATAATGTGTATTGTATCAACAGAAGATGATGTTAAACAGGCAATAGAAAAAATAGGTAGAGAAACAACAGTAGTAACAAGAGATAAAAATGGTGTAGACATAACAGTAACATATAATTACTCACCGCTTGTGTTTGTTGGAGAAGAAAGGACTATTGGAGTTCTTGCACAAGATGGTAAGAGATATGTGCTTACTGATACTGTATATAAATTAGATGGTTACAAAGACAATAAGGTATTATATCATAAGATTGACCTTGGTAAAGACTTTGTTGTTAGGTGTGATTTTGGCGGCAAGTCAAAATATTATAAGAGAGTAACTTTACAGAACTGGACAGAAGTAGAGGTTGGTGTATAATATGTCAAAGAAAAGCATTATAATAATGAAAAACTTGCAAAAGAGTACACCAAAAAATCTAGCTAATTTAGATACATCAAGACCATTTGCTAATGGCATTAGGTTAATGGATGTCCAATATCTTATATCAAGTAGGGTGTCAGTATACTATGGTGATTTAGTGGATCATAGATTTTGGGATAGACTAGATATAATGGTAGGTGCTTATACAGATGGCTTAAACATCTTAACAAGACAAGATGGGTTTCTGTATAAGTACAACTATCCTGATAAGACATTTAAGGTGTTTGATAATAATAATGTTTTAGTTCTCAGAAGAAATAATATACAATCACTAGCAGACATGAAGATTGATTTTACTATATTCAATAGCCATCAGTTTGAGATATATCTAACACCAGAAGATGGGTCAAAGATTTATCCCTTCTTGATTCCTGCTAAGATGAAGCCAAAGAAATTTGATATGTTTGTTTATACAGACCTAAGAGGTGTGTGTAATATCTATGAACTGGGGAAGTATGAAGTATTACCCAATAACTTTGCACAAAAGTATTTAGCATACTTCCCAAATAGATATACATTCATGTATGATCCTAAAAAGCCAGAAATAGTTCCACCACCAATCGTTGAAGTAGAAAAGGTTTATACATACTATCAGTATAGGACAGCATTCCATACATCATTCCTGTATAAAATAAACCTAGCAAGTTCAAACCCAAATCAGTGGAAGTATTGTGTATATGATTTTTATGTTGATGGAGATTTCCAAAAGAATAAAAAGAAATCAGATATTGGTGCATATATTTACATTGAGAACAATAACATAGCCAGTGGCGGCGCAATCACAAAGAATACAGCAATAAATAATGTTGGGGTTAATAACTATGAGTTTTATGATAAGAATAATTTAGAGCCAAAAAAAGAAGATAGTTTTGATTATAATGAGATTATTTACGGTGTTAAAATAAAGAATGGTACAAGAATTGTTTACATAAATGGAAAGACAGATGACCATTTACTTGAATATAAAACATTAGACGATGTAAAAAGTAGGGGAAAGAAGATTGTAAATAAAGAGCATACAGAAGTATATCAGTTTGCAAGAACATCGGGAACTATGACAAACTATTCATTTAAGATAGTCATAGAAGATGGAAAGATAAAAATATATGGTGATGATGGTAAGAAACACAAATCAACCATTATTATAAGTGAAAAAAATGAACCAATCATTAAGGAAGATGAGAAAGTTACATTCCTTTGTGGTTTTGGAGAAGAAGATCCAAGTGCAGAAATAAAGAGTGAGAAAGAAATCATAGACCCTGTGGTTGACATGAAACTATTCAAAGGAAATCTTATTAGATATAATAATATTTATTTAAGAGTAACAAAAGATATTATATTTAAGAGTGTAGAGTCGCAAACAGATGCGTTTGAGAAGATTTGTAAATTAACAATAAAAATTCCAAGAGACGCATTTGCAAGACCGCTGAGTTTGCCTAAATTTGATCTGCCAGAAACAGGAAACGGTTTATATCCAATGTTAAATCCGATCAAGAGAAGGGGAGAAACACAGAATAATAGACCAATCTATGAACCATGGTTGATTTATGGATTCTTCAATAATGTAAGTAGAATATCACACGATGATCTTGATAAGTATGATCTATGGCTTCTTGATCTATCGCCTAACTACGGGAGGTGAATAAATGGCAACTAGAATAACAGAAAAATATTCTTTCAAAACTGATATAATAACTGCATATAGTGGAAAAGAGCAGAGAATAATGCTTAGACGTGAACCCAGAAGAAGTTATTCTTATGACTATGATGCTATGGATGATATACAAGCACAGTGGATAAGGGGAATTGGAAGATTAAGAATTTCAGATGCCTTTTATATACCTATGTGGCAGAATATCATGTATCTTAGAAAGGATTTTAATGGAGGAAAAAACCTTGAAGTTGATTCAGATTACCTATATGGGCTAAGAGATTGTCAGTACATGGAATTATTTGCAAAAGATGATGTACCTGGATATGGATATAACACAGTGCTTAAAATAAATAATGTGTATGACGGTGTGATAGAATTAAGAAATCCATTGAGAGCAACATTAAGCCCAAAAAATACATGGTTGTATCCACTAAGAAAATGTGCAGTACAGCCATCAGATTCAGTTAAGTATGTTTATCATGATGGTGCAACATCAACACTAAATTTCTTAGATTTGTTAGAGACAACAACAAAAAACTTTCCTAAACACATAATATCTGAATATAGAGACTTAGAGGAAATAAATCAGTTCAAGTTGCCAAAGATGTTTAACGAAAAAGAAGTATTTTGGTGGCAGCCAACATGGACAAGTGAAGAAGAAATGTTAAGTACAAATAGAAATTACATAAATCTTGATAATGAAACAGGTCAGTTCGTATATGACTTAAAGAATACAAGATATTATGACATAAACTCATATACAATATTGCTCCACAATAGAAAAATGATAGACAACATGATAAAGTTCTTCATAAGAATGGGTGGAAGATACAAGAGTTTTTATGCTCCTTCATGGGTAAATGATTTTGTACCTGCTTTTGATATTAAGGCAGGAGATACGTCAATGCTAACAGCCTTTGATAATTATTTTAGGTTTTTTGGTAACACAGCAAGAGAGAAGTATATTGTTATCTTCACAAAGGACTTTAACCATAAGATCATGAAAATTTCTGGACACACCTATGAAATGATAAATAAGAAGAGATATGGAAAAATAATCTTGGGCGGCACTTTTGATGAAGCAATAAAGAAAGATGATATTAGTATGATCTCATTTCTAAATCTAGTTCGACTAGATAGTGACGATCTTCAAATAGATTATGAAAGTAATGTAGTAGCAACAACTAGATTAGTGTTTAAGGAGGTAGATGATAATTTTTGATACAGATGAAAAATCTTTACAAGACGGAAAACCAGTAGAGATGTATAGATTCACATATGCAAATGTATCATATAGCTATACATCTGCACAGACAACACAAAGAGCAATTATAGATGGTGTATCTTATATTTTCTCACCTGAATATATTAAGAGAAGTGATGATCTTAAAATACTAACCACATCAAATCAAGAAACATGTACGATAACAGTAAACAGGGCAAATAATGTAGCCTTACTTTATCAAGGAGCACCACCAGAACTAGGACAAGTAGAAGTATCGGTGTTCAGAAAGCATATGGTTGATGATGAAGTAATACAGATCATTTCAGGAACTATAAGGCAGGTAGAGTTTAGCGGGAGTGAGGCAGTAATTACAGTTGCAATAGACAATATTATGAGCAGACAGATACCAAGATGTAAGCTAAGTTATTTCTGTCAGAACTGTATTTATGACAACACCTGTGCGTTAAAATTGGAAGATTGGGGAGTAAAAGGATATGTTGATAGATTTGTTAATAATATGTATATCTACTCAACAAACCTAAGAGAAAAAGAGAGTGGATACTTTACAGATGGACTTTTAAGAATGGGGAATACATGGAGAAAGGTATCACTACATCAAAATGATATGATAAGAATAAAGTATCCGATAGCAAAGCACCAAGTAAGAAATAGTTTTGTTGTATATCCGGGATGTAGTGGACTATTTAAGAAGTGTGCAGAAACATTCCACAACCACAGAAACTTTTCAGGTATTATATATAAACAACCATTTAATGTATATAAGCATAATTCCTATGATAATACACCTGCTTATTGGGTCAATACAGATGTCATTCGGCGTGATTCAAAAGGTGAAATATATTCAATGGGACTATAATAATTAGTAAGGGGAGGCACAACAGCTTCCCCTTTAGTGTATATATTGACAAAAAGCCATAAATGTGTTATAATAAACTAGATAAGGATGGTGATTTTATGGCATTAGAAACAGATAGGCTAAAGATAAAACTAATACAAGAAACTGATCAGGTAAGTGCAAAAGCATGGAATGATGTTATTGAAGATATTGATAAAAAAGTAGCCCCGCAGTCACATGTTGGTGATCGAAGCCACTTTGAGTTGTGGGAAAAGAATAAGTCTTATACAGATGGGGATATAATAAGATATGGAGCACTAAGATCAAATCAGTATGCTATTTGCCTTTCTGGTGGTCAGAGTGACACAACGGAACCAACTAATAATGTTACAGGAAGTGAAATAAATGTAGGTACTGCAAGATTTAAGATTGTAACATTAGATAAAGGAACAGTAGAAGAGTTCAAAATCAATGTCTGGACGAGTGGTACATATTACAAGTCTGGCAGCTTTGTTATTTATGGAGATGCAATCTATAAGTGCAAGGTAAATCATGTATCAGATAATGTATTTTCAACAGACAAGGATAAATGGATTGAATTGTTCTCAAGTATCAGAGCATGGAAGAAGAATACCTACTATGCAGTAGGAGATACAGTGCTCAATGGCACTGATATTGTTATGTGCAAAACTGAACATACATCAACAGTCACCTATGACGAAGATAAGTGGGAGTATGTAGGTAATTTTGCACTTCTTGAAGATTGGGAAAAACAGAAAGACTATAAGAAGGGTCAAATCATCATCTTTGAGAAAGAATTATACAGAGCAAAGGAAGCACACAAGTCAAGTGATACATTTGCTAAGACCAAGTGGGAAAAGGTCACAAGAAGTGGAGGTATTGCAGATTGGGAAGCAGATAAAAGCTACTCAAAAGATGATGTTGTATATTATGCCAAGAATATTTATAGGGCATTGGGGGATACAAAGGACACAAACTTTATCCCAAGTAGTTGGGAAAGGATTACTGATAACATTAAGTTTTGGGATAATGCAAAAAATAAACCATATCTAACAGGTGACACAGCGGTAGTACATAATACACTTGTTACAGTTGGTAATATAGGAACATCAGACCTAAATAGCAACACAAAACCACTAAATGCGTCTATTGCAGAATTTGATACAAGTGCAATTAAATATCCAGTAGGTACTGTAGTTCGCAAAGATGATTCAATTTATCAGAAGATAAAAGATGATAAAGAGACAGACTATACCACATTTGATGAAGCAGTAACACAAGGTTCATGGAAAAAGATAAGTAATAATCAGATAACATCATTTGAAAATAAACCATATAAAGCAGGAGAAATGGTGTATCATGAGGGAAGTATTTATGTAGCAAAGGTTGATACTGGTGGAGCACAAGTAACAGACACAAGTAAGTGGGAATCATTAGGTGGAAGTGGGGAGTCCACAGTAAATGAATGGAAGCCTAACACTAAATATAAAGATAATCAATTAGTAACATTTCAAGGAATATTATTAAAAGCAAAATCTCATGATTCACAAACAGATATTGATTTTACAAAATTTGATGTTGTTTTTGCAGGAATTAAACTCCATGAAAAGGATAAAGAATATGGAAAAGATTCTGTAATAAAAACACAAGACGGAAGTCTATATTTTGCACTACAAAATGTTCCTAAGAATAAGGATATAGAAGATAGCGGCTTCTGGAAAAGAATTAGTGTTCAGACAAACATAAAAGATTGGGAATCAGATAAGCAATATTTAATTGGTGATATTGTAACAAGAAATAAAGATTTTTATAGGGCAATATCTGATACTAAAAATGCAACATTTGACATAACAAATTGGGAAAAACTTGTTAATGGTGATTTTGGAGAGTGGAAACAGAATACAGATTATGCAGTAGAACAACCAATAGCAATAAATAACCTATTGGTAAAGGCAACAGTAAATCATAATTCTGGTACTCAAATTCCAATAAATAATTACAAGGTAATGTATGCAAGTATTCCACAGTGGAATAGGGCAACATATTACCCAGCAGGAACTTTAGTGTGGGACATAGACGGAGCATTTTACTATAGCATTACAAATGTAAAAGACAAAGACATAACCCCTACAGATTGGGTGAAGATGGGAAGTCTAAACGATTGGAGTTCTGGAAATCAATATTTTGCAAAAGATGTTGTGTGGTATAAAAATGATTTATATAGAGCCAAGGTAGATTCATCAGATTCACAGTTTGATGTTTCTAAGTGGGAAAAATTAACTCAAAATGGAACTATAAAAATTGGAACATACACAGCAGGTAAAAATTATGAAGTAGGGGAAGTAATAAAACTTGCTAGTGCGAATACATTTTATTATGTAATGCACGATTTTACTGCTACAACAGAGCAGAATGATATAGGTGTAACACCAAATCTGTTTCCGCTTGTTGTAATCAATGACTTTGATGGACGCGCTTACGGTCAAAATGATATTGTAAGATATAATGGTAAGCTATATAGAGCAAGAGGATTGATAGCCGCTAATTCTATATTTGACCCATCACAATGGTATATCCTAAATTACTCACGAGCAATAAGACCTTGGGAAAAGAATACCGCATATGAACAAGACTCTATAATAAATATATATAATATAGGTTATCATACATTAGCAGATATACGTACAGGTGAAGAACTGGGTGGTGAATTTGGTGCAGTAGAGCCACAGTATGCAAGTATAGCAGAGTGGAAAGAAGGGGCATACTATAAACAAGGCGTAACAGTAGTAAGCGAAGGAATTGCCTATAGATGTATAACGGAACATAAATCGGTTCATGGTGGAGCAGGATACACGGATGTAGGTGGATTTTTGACTAAATTCCCTACTGGCGTTGTAAAAACAGTAAATTCATATGGAGAGCATAATGACAACCTTGGAACTGGTTTTGAACTACCTATAGACACAAGAGAGGTTATAGACCATATAGCTATAACGGCTAGTGGTAATTATGTAACCAATAATCTAAAGATAACAGTAACTTCTGGTGGCAAAGATATTGTTGTATTTGAATCTAGTGGAAACGATAAGTTTCCAAGCAAGATAGACATTAGGAGACACATAACTAAAGTAAAAGTTGAAACAGATATTTTGCCAACATATTGGTATGGTGGTGGAAGAATAAATGACTTCCAGGTAAGATATAAAAATCCATATTGGGAGAAAATAAGTGAACCAGATGAAATCATTATTCCTGAATTTGCAGAACCAGACCCAAACCACGATATAAGTGTTGCATATAACATTGGAAATATTGTTAAACATAATGACAGTATTTATATGTGCAAGAAAAATTGCACTAACTTTAATGGTATAACCTCAGATTGTTGGACATTACTTGTTGGTACAAAACAAACAGAGACGGCACCAACAGTAATAAAGACATATATAAAAGGTGCTACCTATAAATCAGGGGAATTTGTATATTATGATAAAGCACTTTACAGAGCAAAGGCAGACATAACCACAACAACAGATACACCACAAGAAACTGAATTTGATAAGATCGGTGGAGGTTCTACTACAACTCAACAACAAACAAGAATAGAAGATTGGTCTAGTGCTAAAGACTATAAAGCCAATGACTTAGTGTTTTATCAAGGAAGTTTATATAGAACAATATCAGATATATCAAAATCACCTACATTCCAAGCACAGTGGAACTATGTAAACGGAAGCGCATTTATAAAAAATTATACGTCAGGAATAGCTTATTCACCAAATGAAGTTGTAATAAAAGACGGTATTGTATATAGAGCAAAGCAGAACACAGCAACAACATTTAATGAAACAGAATGGGATGCAATAGTAAAACCAGCAACGATTGATGAATGGCACGCAAATACACCATATATCAAAGGTGCAGTAGTAACCTATAATGGTAATTTGTGGAAAGCAATAGAAGCATTTACATCAATTTCAGATTTTAACCAAGATAAGTGGGAAAATCTGTCAGGCGGTGGAAGTGGATCAGTAGCAGGATGGAAACAAGTTACTAAGTTAAATGCACCAGCAGGTACAAAAGTAACAATAAAGTTCAAAGAGACATTAAACTTCTGTTTCCCACCAATAGATGTATTACAACTACAGGCAGGTACAACTAATGTAATAATGAACTCATACACATTTGATGTTGGAGATGGTGGAAGATTTGAATATGATGAAAACAAAGTAAAGTTTGACGGAACAGTACATTGTAATACAGCAATAAATATTCCGATGACTTCACCAACAACATTAGGTAGTGGGTTTATGTGTATGTCAGATGAGATAGACTTAAATGATTATAATAGCGTGGAAGGTGTTTATACATGATTGAAGTATATAATAATTTAATAAAAAAAAATGCTAACGGCATTGTTAGTGAGATTACTGGCGCATTAGGTCGTAAGAGAAAAGGAATTCATATACCAAGAGGTACAACAGTAGATATACCAATGAATCTTGATTTAACAGTACCATTTACAATAACATTTTGGCTAAAGTGTATTCCAGATAACTATACTGACTTGTATTCAGTGGTTGAGTTTATACTAAATGATGATACTCTATTTAGTGTTCTGTATAATCCTTATAGAGAATCAATGATTATAGGTGGACAAGAAACACGGAGAGGATATACCATGTATAGCCAACGTGGTTGGTATTTTGTATCAATAACATTGGAATATGGTAAGGTTTATTATTGCATCGGGGGAAATCTGCACTCTGCCGATAATGCAGTAATGATAACAAAGCCAGTGAAGGGTGTTAATATTGGAAGAAGTAGCACATTTCAAAATGGTACAGATTATGATAATATATATGTAGATAATTTATGTATACATTTTGATAGATTTTATACAGAATCATATACAACACCAACAAAATATTTTATTGGTGATAATTTCCCAGACCAAAAAAATTTATATATAGGTGAAGATAAGAAAGTATTTAAGGTAGGTGATTAAATGCAATTAGTAAAAGTAGCAGATAATTGGGATGCACTATCAGACGCAGAAAAGATAGCACTATTTGAGGGTGCAAGTTATGAACAACCAAATGTTGAAGATTTAAGAAAATTAGGAAAATTTAAGGTTGTATCATATAGTAAAGAAAATGAACAAATTATCTGTTCCATAAGTGCAACACCAAAAGTACAAATAGTGTTACCAAAAGATCTTCTTAATATAAAACAAGTAGAAGAAATAACAAAAATAACTGTAGCACAGAATAAAGTAGACAAGTCAAGAGTAGATAAAAGATGTTTATTGCATTTTGATAATAATTATAAAGATGAATATAGTACTGTTTGGGACGCAAATAGTGGAGTATCTTTTGTGGCAGGTAAGTTTGGAAACGGGGCAAAGTTCTTAAACGGAACATTAGCATCAAAACAAAATATTGATTTTGGAACAAATGATTTTACAATAGATTTTTGGCAAAAGAGTAATTCTACACAAGCACAACCTTATGCAACTTTCTTTTGTGACAGTAGTTATAATGTTAGACTAGAGACAAGAAGAATTGTATTAAAGAGTGGAGATATACAACAAGCAGATTATCAGTTCACAACGCCACTATCAGATGGTAATTGGCATCATATAGCAGTTGTAAGAAAAGATGGTGTGTTTTATGTATTCCAAGACGGTGTTAAATTAAAAGAAATAACAGACGCTAAAAGCGTGTCATTTCATTTAAGAGGAATTGGTCATTGTCCGGGTTCACCATCAAATACATACCTTGATGGTATTATGGATGAGTTTAGTGTAGTACCTTATGCAAAGTGGACAGATAATTTTACTCCACCAACAGCACCATATGATAATCCACCAGAAGTAAAACCAAATGATATAAGATTTGCATTTACTATTGATAAAAGCAAATACTATACCTATAAAAATAGTGCTTGGGAAGAAATACAAACAGATGAAATACCAACAAAAGGAATAGTAAAAGACACAGTAGAACTTATACCAACAGAAAAGTGGCACGAACTAATAACGGCAAAAGATACTAAGGTGGTAAGCAAATTAGGAATTGCATATAGTATTCAACAAAGATATGTATATGATACTTGTAACATTGATAATTTAAGTCTTACTATTTCGCAAAAAGGTAAATGGAGAAAGATGTTACCACATAGTCATTATATGGTAGATTTTGTAGACAACGAAACAGTAGAAGTAACACTGAATAGCGCAGGTAGTTATAAAATTAACTACTGTTTAGGAGGATAACATATGGCAATAAAAATAGACGTTCATTTTGACCCATCGGGGGGGGGGGATAATTGATAAATGTGGTAATGAATGGATTCCAATAGGTTCTCCAATAATAAGTAGTGAACAAAGAAAATTCTATAAAAATAGCTATAAGGGGATTAGTGGAACAAATTATCATACAGATTCCCCAATAAATTTTGATATAGGCACAGGTGATTATACAATGGAGGCATGGGTATATTCATTAAGTTACAATCAAAATGCAGGTGTAATACAGTTAAGTCAGTATGTTGGTGGACTAACTACGAATCCAAATAGATCAATTTGTTTATGTGGTTACTATAATTGGCATGGTGACGGCTATTTTAATGAAGATGTCACACCTGTTGGTAGATGGTCGCACAAAGCAATCGTAAGAAGGGGTGGATTTATAACACTATTTGTTGATGGAATACCATACCCAATAAGAGCAAATAATGTTGACTTATCTAATCTAAAGTATGCTGTAATCGGAAATTATTATAATAATGGATATAATTGGAGTGGTTATATTGATTCCATAAGAGTTGCTAATCACGCAATATATACAAAAAAGTTTGTTCCAAGAATATTTACAGATAATAAGTGGCTATATATAACAGAGGATAAGAAGGTATATAGAATGACATGATATTAACAAAAGATATTAGAAAAGTTACCGAAAAAGATTATACAAATACAAATTTTTTAAGTTGGTTATATAAATTAGATGAGTTCAATTCAGATGAACAAGATACTATATTTAATTTATTTCGTACTGGGATGATATATGGATATTTCGTAAATGACATAATGCGTGGTTTTATACGGGTGTGCTATAATGATTTATCTGATGTATATTCAGTTAATATGCTGTTCGTTGATGGATCTTTTCATAATTGTGGAATTGGTTCAACACTGTTACAGTTAGCAATAGATAAATTTGAACATAAAGATATGGTGCTTAATGTATTTACAGATAATAATATAGCTATTCACCTATATAAAAACTTTGGATTTGTTATTGAAGGAATTGTTGATTGCTCAAACGAACCAGAATGTCCTATTGAATTTAAGTATAGAAAACAATATAGGATGAGACGTAGATGTGATAAATGAAAGAGGAGAGGTGATTAACTACGGAAATATTACTAGCAGCAGCTAATGCAATAGTAGTAGCATTAGTAGGGTGGATGGTAGCAAAGTTCAGAGAGCGGGAAGCAAAACATGATAAGGAATCAAAAAAGAGAGATGAAGAATATTCTGGATTAAAAGCAGGAGTAAGATCAATTCTTGCAGATAGAATATCACAGTCAACAGAATATTTTACCATGGTAGGCGGTATAACAGTGTCTCAAATGAAACAAATAGAACAAATGTATGTTGCTTATCACAACCTTGGAGGTAATGGTACAATAACGGCTCTATATGAAAAAGCTATGGCACTACCAATTATAACAGATCATGAGTTCCATATGAGAACAAGAGGATGTGGAAGAAATGATAACAACAATTAAAAGAAATATATTAAAATTAGGAAGATGGTGTGAAGCCAACCAACAAACATTATTGTTATTTACAGCAGCAATAATAATGTGTTTCACGCTAATATGGTGTTCATCACTTCTTGCAGGATATTGGTTAAATGGGTTATATGGTATGAAATTTGAATTGAGTGCAGCATATGGATTTTTGGGAATTATGGCGACTGCTATAACCACCCTAGGAACTATGGCATATAACATCCAATCAAAGTATAAAATAGATAGTACATTTAACAGCAAAGAAGGAGAATTACCTAAATACAATAATAGCGATGCAGGAGGTTGATATTTTGGGAAGATATGTAACACTAGATGAAGTAAGACAGATAGCAGAAGATAGTAGAGAAGATATTTGGGCATTAGCTAAGAAGTATGGCAGAGAGCCAGCCATAAATAACTTATAAACTTGACAGCGGTATGATATTATGATATAATTATCTCAAAAACTAAAGGAGATGATTATATTGTTGGATAAAAGTTTAGTTGGAAAAAGATTTAATAGTTTAGTAATTCTTGACATTTATAGAGAAAATAAAAGGACATTTGCAAAATGTCAGTGTGATTGTGGAAATATTAAAGATATATGTCTACAAAATATAAAAAGGAATATGTCTAAGACGTGTGGATGTAGCCACAGAAGAAAAGAAGGTTCAGACAGTTATCTTTTTGAAAAACCGATTGGAAAACTAACTGTCATAAAATTTCACCACAAAGATGACCACTATATAAGACATTATTTATGTAAATGTGAGTGTGGTAATTATAAAGTAATAGCAGAAAATCATTTAAGAGACGGAACTACAAAATCTTGTGGTTGTTATCAAAAAGAAGCAAGGATAACGTGTAAAAATATGACTGGTACGAGGTTTCACAATATATGGAGAAGTATGAAGCAAAGGTGTTACGATAAAAATTGTAATGCTTATCCTAGTTATGGTGGTAGGGGGATAACCACTTGTGAGGAGTGGTTAGATTTTAATAATTTTTATAATGATATGCACCAATCATATCTAAATCATATAGAAGAATTTGGAGAAAAGCAAACTACCCTAGACCGCATTGACGTAAACGGGAACTATGAACCTAGCAACTGTAGGTGGGCTACGTGGGAAGAACAAGCTAAAAATAAAAGGCGGGTTATAAAAGTATATGATGATATTCTTGGGAGAGAAAATTCACTACTTGGGTACTGTAAAACACACAATTTGAAGTATCATAGAGTGCGCGAAAGGATGTATAGGGGTTGGTCTATTGAAGATGCTATAACCAAACCACCAAGAATGACAACACAAACAAAGGAGTGATTGAATGAGATTAGTAAATCTTGATGAAATATATGATATTGCTACAAATAGCAAAGATGATATATGGGCTTTGGCAGAAAAGTATGGAAGAACGCCTATCATTGTCGCACATTGGAGTGCCGCGCGTTACGATCAGACGTTCGATGATTACCATATCAATATTGATGGTGAAGGGCGTTGTTGGATTTCAACAGATGATTTTGCAGATGTATTATCACATACATATATGAGAAATTCTGGGGCAGTAGGAATTACTTTATGTGCTTGTTATGGGGCAACAACACAAGACCTAGGAGAATATGCACCAACTGAAAAGCAGATTGAAGTAATGGCACAAGTAGTCGCAGTAGTTGCTAAAGCATTGTGGATAACTATTGATAAGTACCATGTTATGACACATTCAGAAGCAGCAGATAATTATGATGGGCTAAATGTTCATGAGGACTATGGTGCGTTTTCTACCTGTGAGCGCTGGGATTTATTGTTCCTAGGAACACCAGAATCACCATGCTTTCCTGACAGTTATGATGATCCTAGAAATGGTGGTAATATACTAAGAGGAAAGAGTAATTACTACTCAAATCAACTATGAAATCAGTAATAAACATGAAGATAGAAGATGATAAACATTACATAGAGGAAATATCTGGTAATAAAGCAGACCTATTGATAATGTTATCATGGTTACTAGCAGATATTGTAAAGAAAGATGAAAGCACATTAAAAACATTTTTGATGTTGCTAGAGGGAGAGTTTAAGAGAATTGGGGTGACTTAAACTGAATGAATTTTTTAAGAAAAATGTTAAATACGTTGTTATTATCACTTGTTTTATTTTTCTGTGGTACTTCTTATGGGCTATGCTCACCGACATATCAGATAACGGAAGAGCAGTTGACAACCTTAGAAACCAACTTAGCACAATTAGAGAAGAACAATCAAGAACTCAGAGATCTCTTGAATCAGTCCAATCTGAACTTGACGCAAGCAGGAGAACAGTCGATAGTCTTGAAGAATCAAATAGAAATGCTCAACGAACAGTTGACAGAATCAGCGAAGCAAATAGCCGTATTGCGGACGCACTTAATAGAAGCACAGAAATCAACGAGCGAAGCGCAGAACTCACTAGAGAGAGCGAACAACGAATTGGAGAAAGCAGGGAAATCCTTAAAGCAATTAGACAGACAAAGGAAGAGCCTTGAATTTAAGAATAAAATATTAAAAGTAGCCGTACTAGGATTGATAGGAGTTATAGCAATAAGAGGATGAAAAATTCCTCTTATTTTTGTCTTGACATCCACACAATAATGTGTTATTATATACACAAAGGAGGATGAGAAACATGAAAATCACTAAGGAAAACGTAGATAAGATGAGGGCAGCTATTGATATTTTTGATTCTGAGATTGAAAATCTAAAAATTCTAGAAAATCTATATGAATTTATAAGTTCACATAGAGGAAAGACATTAACAATTACAGATAATTATAGAAGTGCATTTATCAATATACCGTCAGACGTTGCAATACAACTTGAAAATGAAATCAGTGGTAAAATTACATTTAAGAAGCAGGAGTTGGGATTGTGAAAACTAGGAAGGATTCGTAAGTGGTTTATCTCCTTATTTTTTTGCAAAAGCACTTGACAAATACAAACTGTTGTGTTAGATTATAGACAAAAGGAGAGATTAAAGATGCCAAGTTATGATATGGAAACAAGATATGGTTTGGATAATATTGATCCACAGGATTATGAGAAGGAAGAAAACATGAAGGTGACTGCAAAGAATACCAATATTATGGGTGACATCGAAAGTTTGAAGAAGGATATTGAAACAGATGGGGAGATGATCTAAATGCTCAGAATAAGATGTGATAGACCAGATGAGTTAATTCAATATCTAAGAAGTATAATAACAGCTATAGATCTTGAATCAACAAATAGGCTTCTTGAATATAAATCAGACGAATTAGCGGGTACTGGTAGTATTGCATATGAAATCACAAAACTGGGAAAGGCTAAAGATGAAATCATTGATTTGATAAATGAGATAAGATACCATCAACCAGATGTTGTGTATGCAAATATTCAAATACTTGTGTATTTGAATAAGTATAACGTAGATTATCCAGATGATTTAATCATTCGGGAGGTAGTAGTATGATTATCAAATTTATAGCGTTTGACGGCAGGGAATTTGATAATCGCTATGCGTGTGAAGAATATGAACGAGAATCCGAGTATGATGCTATGTTCAACGATTCCCCTAAAAATTGTCTAACTCACCTTATGAAATACATTAAGAGGCATATGGATGGGTTGCCACAAATGTATACAACAGCCTATGACGAGATTATGCGTAAAGTAAAGAAAGATCCATGTGATATTTGCACAGTAAAGGATAAGATACTGTATTTTAGGTTTGATGTTGTTAAAGTTCTTTTGGAGAGAATTAAGGAGTTTGAAAATGATTAAATATGTATGTGATGATACCGAAAAGTTTCTTGACGAACTCTTGGTAGTTCAGCGTGCTGTTGAGAAAGAACTCAGGGAGGTCATGACAAAGTTCAGAAACCTTCCTGAGTGCGGCGATAAAGAGTTTGGGAAATATTCGTCTGACATTTGGCGGATCACTAATGATTACCAGAAGGTAATAAACCTTGAACGAGATGTAAAGAAAAGCACCTGTGGTATTGTACTTGCATTTGGGACTTTTTATAAACTTGCAAAACATAACCCGAACATGGAAAGGATTTTTAAGTGTGTCTACAGCGAGTGCTAAATACTTTGAAGTAGCAAAAGCAGTAAGCAAACTGTCAGATTTCAAAGGTGAGAAGATATGAAAATGAAATTTTTTGAAAAAGCAAGAGATGCTAGTAGGCTTAGTGACCATGCAAAATATTTCCTTGGCTCGGTAGTGGTATATAAAAACAGAATCATAGGAGTGGGGTGGAACACTACTAAAGGAAATCCGCTGCAACAAAAACGTAACGAAAAGTACAGATTTGGGAAAGATGATAAGGATAAGGGTTGTCTACACGCAGAGATGCTCGCTCTTTTGCACGCTAGACCTTATCTAAAGGATTTAGATATGTCAAAAGTATCTATATATGTTTATAGGGTAAATAAAGCAGGAGAGATTAGGATGTCGAGACCTTGCCCTGCTTGTAGTTCTTACATAAAGGAATTAGGTATTAAAGATATATATTATACAAGTGCAGACGGATATTGTCACGAAGTTTTTAGATAATTTTTGGGAGAGTTATATAAATGGAGTACAAAGATAAAGAGTTAATTGGTAAACCATGAGGTTAGAATACTAGGTGAGGTGTATGATTTGGGAGAAGCATATGTTAAAATAAAAGTAGATGAGTTTGTCTTCTTCAAGAATAAAATTGACGATATTCAGAGATATTGGGTTGGTGTTTTGATGTCTGCTAAGAAAGAGCGAGATGAATTGCCAAATGCCCAATTTAAGGCTAGGTTCAAAGAATGGTTCTTTAACTGTATTGAACATAGAATTGAACAAGCAAGAGATATGATTTATCTGTGGGAGAGTAAAAGAAAAATGTTCTGCACAGATAGAGATATATACATTGATGAATTTTGGTACGAGGAGATCATGTATGGTGGAAGAAAAGTTATCATATGAAATCAGAAAGAATAAAGACATTCTTGATTGGATTGAAAAATGCAAGAGGAATAAACTTGCCTTTAAGAATCTATTACATGGCAATATCATTGTTGTTGAAGATGATGTTGTTGAAGAAATTAAGTACATATATAAAAGAAAGATTAAAATTCTGGAGAGTATTAACATATCTACATCTCATGACGATAGTGGTAGATTACTGTAAACAAAGGAGGACAAAAACATGATTAAGACAAAAGATGGAATGTATAAACTTACATTGGAGGAGCTTCGCACTCTACTGACAGATAGTGCGCGTTTAGAAGCACTGGAATGTGGTGGGGTAGATAACTGGTTTGGATGTGAGGATGCTTTTAGTGAGTATGGAGACATTGATGAGACTGTAGATAACTGGCTGAAAGGTGTTGAAAGTGAATAAGCATGAAATTTTACACATACACAACAAATCCATCTTATTGGGATGATACTGAGTATTTTAACTCTATTGAGGAATGTCTCAACGCAGCAAGGGTTGATCTTGATAAGGATGATTTTGAAGATGATGAACATAAAGTCTACATTGGAGAAATCCATGAGTATCATCCACATATTTGGGCAAGTGAAGTAACAGGAGCTATGACAGCATATCTTGAATGTAATTGTAATGTTGAAGAAGTTGGTATGACCTATGAAGAACGGTTCTCGGATGAGGACATGAAAGATCTTGAGGAATATATCAACCTTGCTGTCAATCATTGGGCAAGTAAGAGAGGTATTGACCTTGTGCAAACAGGTATTGAACTTGTAGGAGAATATGATTATGAAGTATCTATGTAATGATATGCACTATCTTATGGGTTTATGCAAGGACAAAATGGAGGTATATGAGAAAATGCTAAACGACCTTCTCAGAGAATACAGAGACGAAAAGGAGACAGACGTTATTGCGCTTTGTGTAAATATTGCAGATGCCACCCAAAAGCATGAGTGTGTAGAGTCTCTGTACTATCAAGCAAGAAGTAATAGTAGACTTCTTATCACAGCAGAAACCGTACTACTTTTACGTACGTTAAAACTCTTTGACTGGGATAATTTTATCTGTATTGAGGAAGAGGATAATGATTGTTATATGTGAAGATAAGCAGTATACTATAAAGTTATTGGATAAACTTCTTACAGATTTGTGGGGAGAAGTAAAGTTGCTTGCGCCCAATATTGGCGATAAAACAACAGAAATGAAGATCACTAGGTTAGTAACTCTTGCAGATGAAGCACAGCAACACTATTACTTACTGTCACATTCTGAAAAAGTAGTTATTTCCAGTAATTTGTATTATGAAATTGCAGATAGGCATGAAGTTGATGTAGAGAGATTTACATTTGCAGGTGAGTTGGCACGGAGGAGTTAAGGTGAAGTATAAAACAATATATGCAGATCCACCTTGGATGGAATCTGGCGGTGGTAGAATAAAGCGTGGAGCAGATAGACATTATTCACTTATGAAAACAAAAGATATTTGTGAACTACAAATTATTAAAGATATTGTAGATGATAATGCTCATTTATATTTGTGGGTGACTAATAATTTTTTGAAAGATGGTTTACAGGTAATGGAAGCATGGGGATTTAGATATGTAACCATGATTACTTGGATGAAGGATAAGGGAGGTCTAGGACAATACTTTAGAGGAAAAACAGAACATTGTTTATTTGGTGTTAGGGGAAATCTGCCTTATAAAATAGTAGATGGAAAAAGACAACAAGGTGTAACTGGATTTTTTGCACCTAGAACAGAACACTCAAAAAAGCCAAATGATATGCGAGAAATGATTGAGATCGTATCATATGCACCTAGAATTGAGTTGTTTGCAAGAGAAAGATTTGATGGTTGGGATTGTTGGGGGAATGAAGTATGAAAGTATTGGTAGCTTGTGAAGAGTCTCAGAGGGTATGCACAGCGTTTAGGGAATTGGGGCATGAGGCATATTCATGTGACATTGTTCCCACAAGTGGAGATCACCCAGAGTGGCATTTTCAAGGTGATGTAAGAGAGATGTTGGATTGGGGATGGGATATGATTATAGCATTTCCACCATGTACTTATATGTCAATAGGTAGTGCTTGTCGTATGTACCCAACTAAGGGAGTATTGGATGAGGATAGGTTTAAGAAATCACAAGAAGCAAAGAAGTTTTTCATGGAGATTATGAACGCAGATTGTCCACGAATTGCTATTGAAAATCCACGTCCATTGAAAATTGTAGGACTACCAAAAGAAACACAACAGATTCAACCTTGGCAGTTTGGAGATCCATATACAAAACTTACATACTTGTGGTTGAAAAATCTACCACAACTTATTCCAACACATAACATGAAAGATATTGCTATGCCATGGGTAAATGCTGGAAGTAAGAAAGCAGATGGAGCACCAAGAGATAAACAAGGTGTTACAAGTCATTCTAGAGGTAGGAGTAAGACATTCTGGGGCGTCGCCAGAGCAATGGCTAGACAATGGAGTGGTAGTGTATGAGTATTAAAGCAAGTTATGGAGAGCCTAAAAAACTCTCCTGCTTGCAATCTTGTTTTTTGCAATTTGATTATAAACCACAAATAGTAGATGCTATAAGAACAATACCAGATAGGTTTTATAATGCAAAAGATAAGGTATGGGAAGTACCAACAGATAGTATTCCTGTATTAAAGCAAGCATTAGTTGGTGAGAAATGGAAGTTTACTGGAAGGGCAGCAACAAGAAAAAGTATGCTAGATAAAACCCCTAAGTTCCATTATGAGCCACCAAAAGAAATGAAAACAGAGATGTATAGTTTCCAGAAGGAAGATTTTAACATCTTAATGAATCATGATAAATATTTATTGCTTAATTCTCAAGGTTTAGGTAAGAGCCTAGAGATGATTGCAGTAGCACTAAAGCGCAAGGAAGTAAATAAAATAAGAAGATGTTTAGTAATAGCTTGTGTGGCATCTCTAAAATTTAATTGGGTAAATGAGATACAAGAACACTCAAATGCAACAGTAAAGGTTTTGGGTGGGGATAAAAGCAGTATATCGTCTCAAGATAAGTTGAATCACCTAAATAATCTTGATGATACATTTTTTATTGTAACCAATATAGAAACATTAAGAAACAAGGAGATTTTGGAAAAGTTAAAGAAACTCATACGAAAAGGCGAGATAGATATGGTGGTGGTAGACGAATGTCACAGATCATCAAACCCCTCAAGCCAACAAGGTAAGGGATTACTTGCTATATGTAAATACCTAGACTATATTTATTTACTTAGTGGTACACCATTAACAAATTCACCACTAAATGCGTATCTACCTCTAAAATGTATTGGAGGTGAAAGAACCAATTATACTCAATTTAAGAATCGTTATGTTGTATGGGGAGGGTTTTCAAATTACCAAGTTATTGGATATAGAAACTTAAAAGAATTGCAGATAAAACTAGATTTAGTTTCTATACGCAGATTAAAGGAAGATATTCTTGAATTACCACCTAAAGTATATACCAGTGAGATTTTGGAGATGGGTACTGCTCAACGTAGGGTTTATGAAAATGTTAAGAAATCCATTATAGCAGATATAGACCCAGATATGTTGGCACTAGATCCAATGACTGTAATGCTAAGAGCAAGACAAGCAACAGCATTTACATCAATAGTATCACCAACAGTAGACGAATCTGTGAAGTTAGAAAGATTAAAAGAGTTGGTTGAGGAAGCAGATAGTAAGGTTGTTGTATTTAGTAATTGGACAACTGTTACAGATATTCTTGAAAAACATTTTGATAATTACGCTATTGTTACTGGTAATGTAAAAGATAGAGAAGCACAAATTAAGAAGTTCAAGGAAGATGATAACTGTAAAGTTATTATAGGGACTATAGGTGCTCTAGGAACAGGGTTTACATTAACAGAAGCGACTACGGCTATATTTTTTGACCAACCTTGGACAAAAGCGCAACTAGAACAATGTGCAGATAGGATTTATCGTATTGGTACAAAAGGTAGTGTAAATATAATTTCACTTATTTGTAAAAATACCGTAGATGAGTTTGTTAATAAGGTTGTTCGTAAAAAGGGTGTTATTATGGATTCTATTATTGATAAGAAATTTGATGTAACAGATAAAAGGGTTGTTGAGTTTATGTTGAATGGAGATGTGGATTTTTTATAATGGGTAGACCTGTTATTGATTTAATAAATAAGAGATTTGATATGTTAGTTGTGTTGGAAAGGGTGCAGTCAGATAATAAAAAGGACACATATTGGCTTTGTAGATGTGATTGCGGAAATGAAAAGGTTGTTAGGGGAAGTCACCTAAGAAATGGTGAAATTAGGTCATGCGGATGTTTAAGAACAAATGATTTGACAGGCAAGGTATTTGGTAGGCTTACTGTATTGGAGAGATTATATAGAATAAAAGATTCTTGTTTTTATTATAGGTGTAGATGTGACTGTGGTAATGAGACAATAGTTAGAGGGGATTGTTTACATATTGGTAATACACAATCTTGCGGTTGTTTGAATATACAATCAAGCACAACACACGGTATGAATAAGACTAGATTTTATAGAATATGGCAACGTATAAAGTCTAGGTGTTATGATAAAAATAGAAATGATTATTGTCATTACGGTGGTCGTGGCATATCAATGTGTGACAGATGGAAAAGTTCATTTGAAAACTTCAAAGAAGATATGTACGAAAGTTATCTCAACCATGTAGAAAAGTTTGGTGAGAAAAATACATCTATCGACAGGATTGATGTCAACGGAAATTATGAACCTAATAATTGCAGATGGTCTACAAACGTAGAACAAGCTAATAATAAGAGAAATAACCATATTGTTGATTGTTGTGGTGTTAAAACGACAATGACACAGGCAAGCAGATTATTGGGTGTGACACCACAAACTGTGGCGCAAAGACTTAAAAACGGAAAAGATATTTTTGGAAATCCTACTTGACATTTACTTAAAAGTATGATATGATATACATACACTAAAACAGGGGAGTTGATGAAGTGGCAGTTATGTACTTTCTCTTAGTATTTTTCATTGTCTATGTGTTAATTAGTATAAATTCTAAATATATAATTAGACTCATAGATAAGTGGCTTGATAAAGTAAGGGAGGAATAAGTAATGACACAGATTAAATTAGCAATTAGTGGGGTTTTGGCACTATTCATCATAGCATTTGGATGCCTAACAATTTATACAATTCCAGCAGGACATATGGGAGTTGTATTTAATAAGATGGCAGGTGGTGTTCAAGACAAACCCCTAGAGCAAGGTTGGGCTTTTGTAGCACCGTGGAACACCGTTTCAAAATATCCAATTTCTACAGAACTCGCATATTACATTAGTGGAAAGCATGAGGATAGAGACGATGTAGATGATAGCATTGTTATTGGAACAAAGGATGGTAAAACAATCAAGGTTGACGCTCAAGTAACATATCATATGTCACCAGATAAGTTATCACACATTTATAACAAGTTTAAGGGGCAGGACGATTCTGTTATTGAGTATGGATATATGAAACAGAATTTCCAAAGAATAGCCAATGATATTTCATCTCACTATTCAATGATGGATATTGTTGGGGAGAAGAAGGACGAGTTCAATCAAGAACTTTTCAAGAAGGTATCAGAGTTCTTTGATGAGGACGGTATTATCATTGAACAGGCAAGTCTGGGTAAGGTAGAGCCAGATGATGCTACAAAGCAAGCTATTCAAAATGTTGCAGATGCACAATATAAGCAGCGACAGGCAGAATATGAGAAGGTTGCAGCAGAGGCAGAAGCAGAGAAGAAGGTTGCAGTAGCAAAGGGTGATGCAGAAGCAAAACGTATTCAAGCAGACGCAGAAGCATATTATAATCAGAGAATCAGTGATAGTACAACAGAAAATGTTGTTCGTTTGAAGCAGATTGAGAAGTGGGATGGAAAACTGCCTACATATAGTGGTGTAAGTGGAGCAGGATTCATGTTTAATAAGTAAGGAGAGTTATGAACAAGATATTTATTCTTGTTCTCCTAATTGCCGTAGGGGTGTTCATGCACCAAGAGGACACTCTACGGCAAGATATGGAGAATTTAAGACAACAGAATGTAGAACTTGAAAAGAAGTATCAAGAGGAATTAAGTCTCAGAGAGTCACTTGACAAAGAGATTGAAATGATGTATAATAAAGAAACAGAAGGAGATGTTGCTTATGTAATTGATGGAGAAATCTCAAAATACACGTCAGGGGATAATTTTACTCCTAGTACAACAATGGCAAACGGAGAACAGGTTCATGTAGGAGCAGTAGCAAATAATCTACTTCCATTGGGTACAAGAGTAAGAATTGATGGTCAAGTGTATACAGTAAAAGATCGAACTGGTGGTAATAATTACCTGTTTGATATTTATACAGATTCATATGACCACGCAATCCAGTATGGTAGGCAGTATAAAACAGTAGAGGTATTAAAGTGAGTGATTCATAAGGAGTTGGAGAGAAAATATGAAAGTACAACCAATTCAAAAAATTGTTAAGGCATTTAACCGAGATAAGAAGCGCAATCAGAAGTATTATTGGACTGGTAAGAAGAAACCAGAGCCAGAGGAAAAGTTTGAAGACTTTATGAATGTGGAGGATATTGTAGATGTCAAATATAAACATTGATGTTCTTGGAAGCCTTGATGCAAAAATCAAGGAAATGACAACAACACTCACAGATGGTAAAAATCTTATTAAAGAGGATTTTGCAAAGACAGATACAAATGATTATGTTGGGAATCTATACACAGCAAAGGTGAGTAGGCGTGTATCTACAAAGTTTGACGAGAAAAAGGTTCTCAAGATTGTAAAGGAAAATGGATTGGATTGGCTTCTTACAGAAGTTGTTGACTTAAAGAAGTTGGAGGATGCTCTTGTAGCAAACGAAATAGAAATAGAACTTTTTGCAGATTGTATTTCAGAAAGTGAAACACTGGCAGTTACATTTAGGAGGAATAAAAAATGAAGTTTTTGTGTAGTAACACAGCAAAGTTGATGGAAGTGTGTAGACAAAAGCACATCATGTTGAAGGACAGTATCATTGAATCGGTTGGAACAAATGACTCGTTAGAAGACCCAGTGATGTATGCTATTGATATTCACCAACTGGTTGAGGCAATCAATGATATTGAGAATATCATGTTTGCAATCTATAGAAATGGATTTAGGTGTCAACATATTGTTATAACAGAAAAGCAGTATGAATCAATTACATATTATGGCAGAAAGAGTATTCCACAAGATTTGTTTGATGAGGTGATTGAGGTATGAAAATTACAGAAGTATCAGTAACAAGTAGGCGTTCAGTGAAAATCCATAATGACTTCATGACTTTTGAAGCCATGCTTAAAGCAAACCTAGAGGATGAGGATGATTTCGATGAGTGCATCAATAGTCTTTGGATTGAGGCACATAATCAGGTAGATAAGCAGATCGAGGACGCACTAGAACAAATGTAAAATAGGGGGAGATTAAATTCTCCCCTTTATAATCTAAGGAGTTGATATTTTGGGTATTTTTGGAGAGTTTTCAACTCAGAAAAGAGTAAGACAACCGACATTGGTGGAACTTGTAGACAAATATTTTACAGATAAGTATTTAGTGAAAGAGATAAATACATATTTAGCCATGCGTAGGCAGCAACATAACTTGCCAACAAGAATTTCATTTGAAGAGCAGTTAAAATTACTGGAAACATACCCAGAAAATGAAAGAATTGAGCAGGTAAAGAAATCAATATTGGGTGGGTATAGGTCACTATGTTATCCAAGAAAAGAGAAGTATGAGAAGCCACAAAAGGTGGAGACAGAGAAGATTTTGGGGGTGGGATTTTGAAAAAGGAAGAATTATCACAAGCAAACAAAGTTTATAGTAGGATAGAAATTCTTGAACGGGTTTTGGAGGAAAATGGGGGACGAAATCCAATAAACATAACTATTGGAATGGGTTCACCACTAACTTTGGAATGTGATACAGAATTATATAACTTTTTTATAACTGGTTTGTATGAAGAGTTAGATAGGCTTCGTGAGGTCTTTAGACAACTATGAAGGTAGATTTAACAGGAAAGAGGTTTAATAAATTAGTTGTATTGAAGGATGTTGGTAGAGATAAACAGGGTGGTGTTCTCTGGCTCTGTAAATGTGATTGCGGAAACACCACCACAGTTAGTACAAACAATATAAAGAGAGGTCATACTAAGTCATGTGGGTGTTTGCTATACAGTGGTGAGATAAGATGTGTTATTGAAGATAAGAAATTTAATAAAATATGGTCTTCTATGAAGGATAGGTGTAATAACTGTAATATCACATCATATAAAAATTATGGTGGTCGCGGAATCACTTATGATATTAGGTGGGAAGCATTTTCAAACTTCAAAGAAGATATGTATGAAAGTTACTTAGAACACGTCGAAGAATTTGGTGAGAAAAACACATCACTAGACCGTATTGATGTTAATGGAAACTATTGCAAAGAAAATTGTAGATGGATTACAAGAAGAGAACAAGCCGATAATACAAGAAGGAGTAGATATGTGGTAGTTAATGGTGAAACATTAACAATGAAACAGGCAAGTGAAAAGTACAATATAAATTATTCAACAATACAACATAGACTTAACTCAGGTAAAGATATATTCGGCAATGATTTTGAGCAATTATGATAGGGGTGTAATAATGGATGTAAGAAAGCGTGATGGAAGAGTTATTCCGTTTGACATAAATAGAATCATAAATGCAGTATTAAAAGCTATGAAATCAAGTGGCAAATACTCATATACAACAGCAAACAGTATAGGTAGGTCAATAGAAGATATGTATAAGGGGTATAATGAGCCAATCAATATTTGTGATATTGAAAAGAATGTATTCGATCTACTTGTAGGAATGGGATATAGTGAAGTAGCAAGAGCATATGAATCATATCGTTCAGTTAGGGAGTTCCAGAGAAATAGTAAGAATACTATTGATAAGGAACTACATGAACTTCTAGGTGATAAAAGTGAGTATTGGAAGGATGAAAACTCCAATAAAGATTCACTATTAGTAAGCACAAAGAGAGACTATATGGCAGGAATTATAAGTAAGGATTTTGCAAGAAGGGTGTTATTCTCAACAGATGTTGTAGAGGCAGATGAAGCAGGTATTATAAAAGTACATGATACAGATTATGCAGCACAACATCTAACAAATTGTTCACTCATTAACCTAGAGGATATGTTACAAAATGGAACTGTTATAAATGGTGTTAGAATTGATAAGCCTCATAGGTTACTAACAGCCACAACCATAGTAACACAGATACTAACAGCAGTAACAAGTTCTCAATACGGAGGTACTACAATTACATTATCACACTTAGCACCATTTGTAAGAGATAGTAAGCAATATTATTTGAATAAATATCTAAGAAATGGTTTAGATTTAAGTGAAGCAAAGAGATTAGTGGAAATTGATATTAAGAAAGAGATTGAGGATTCAGTACAAACCTTTAATTATCAATTAAATAGTATGGTTAATAGTAATGGTTAAGATTGGCTCGGTATAGTGGAAACACTATATTTGAACGGTGTGAACTTAGAAATCTAAGGTGTGTGATACACGTTTAGGAGTTGTAGGAAATGACAACTTGGTATCACGCTAACAGGGGAAGGATATAATGGTAGTATATGAGGCTATAAATAAGATAAACAATAAGAGATATGTTGGTCAAACAGTAAATTTTGTTAGAAGAAAAAGACAACACGAGGATAGTATAAGGTATGGTAGTGGTTGTTCATATTTTACAAGAGCATTGTCAAAGTATGGTATAGATAATTTTATTTGGAAAATTATTGACTACGCAATTACACAAGAAGAACTTGACGCAAAAGAGAGTTTCTGGATTGAGTTTTTTAACACAACAGATAGTAAATTTGGCTATAATCTAAAAGGTGGTGGGTATAACCCATTCCTAACAGAGAGTGTTAAAAGATCAATAGGAAATTCACAACTGGGCGAGTTAAATCATATGTATGGTAAAACTGGCTCTAACAACCCAACCAGTAAGAAAGTTATTGATATAACAACAAATACCACATATGATAGTGTAAGTGATTTATGTAGAGAAACAGACTTTGAGTTGTCTAAGGTTTGTTGTGTTTGCAGAGGAGAAAGACTTACACACAAAGGACATATATTTCGTTATCTTGATAAAGAGGGAAATATTATAGATAATGGAAATACAACCTCAAATGAAGAAATAAAAACCTATAAGAGTAAACTTTATGCAAAAATAAATAGCATAAAGATACTTGATAAGACCAATGATGTTGTTTATAGTAGCTTAATAGAAGCCGTTGGCAGACGGTATATTTCTAGTCTGTCAAGAAAATTAAGACAATGTGGTGGAAAATGTAAATACCACAACATTGATTGGGAAATTATATCCTAATCCTGTGCTAAGTCTGTGAAAACAGAAAAGTGCAACGACTATCGAAAGTGTACCTAATAACTTATTAGGGAGTAAATGAGTAGAGTAGGATGTAGGTGAAAATCCAACATCCGAAGCGCACCGCACCTAAGTCAGAAATGATATGGTGAAGATATAGTCTACGGATTGATGGAATCCGCAATGTCCATTCACCTCTGTATTTATGTATATAAATGAAACAGAGGAATATAAAGAAGAACTTGTAATGCTAATTGAGGAGTTTTTCAAACAACGAATTGTTGGTATGAAAAATAGAGCAGGAGAATTTGTATCACAAGCATTTCCAAAACTATTATATGTACTTGATGATAATAATATAACTGAGGATTCAGAATATTACTATCTAACAAGACTAGCTGCCGAATGTACCGCTAGGAGAATGGTTCCAGACTACATTTCTGCTAAAATTATGAAAAGGTATAAAGGAGATGTTTATGGTTGTATGGGGTGTCGCAGCTTCTTAACCACAGACAGAACCACAGAAAATGTAGCAAATGCAGGAAATTGGGTTAGAGGTCATAAATATTGGGGTAGAGCAAATTTAGGTGTTGTTACATTAAATTTACCAGATATTGCATTATCATCTGGCGGTGATTTTGATCTATTCTGGGAATTATTTGAGGAGAGAACAGAATTATGTCATAAGGCACATAGAACGAGAATTGATTATATTAAAAATACATTAGCAGATGAAGCACCAATCATGTGGATGGATGGCGCAATAGCAAGACTAAAGTCTGGTGAGAAGATTGGTAAGCTATTTACTGGTGGATATTTCACCTGTTCACTTGGATATGCTGGGTTGTATGAATGTGTTAAATATATGACTGGACATTCTCATACGGATGGAGATATTGGGGAGAAATTTGGTCTTGAGGTTATGCAGAAGTTGAATGATAAGTGTAACCAATGGAAAGAAGAGGAAGATATTGACTACTCACCATATGGGACACCGATGGAAAATTGTGTATATAAATTTGCATCCTCTCTAAAGAAGAGATTCGGTGTAATTGATGGTATTACAGATAGGAATTATATAACTAATTCATACCATGTATTTGTTGGTGAGGAGATTGATCCATTTAGTAAACTTGGAATTGAGGCAAAGTTTCAAAAACTAAGTACAGGTGGAAGTGTAAATTATGTAGAAGCACCAAATATGACAAGAAACATTGAAGCACTTCTACAAGTAATTAAGTATATTTATCACACAAATATGTATGCAGAGATTAACACAAAACTGGATTTTTGTATGGAATGTGGTTTTGAAGGTGAGTTGGAGATTATAGATAAGGATGGTCGATTAGGTTGGAGATGCCCTAATTGTGGTAATGAAAACACAAGAACATTAAGAGCAGTTCGCCGTGTATGTGGGTATATAAGTACAAACTTTTTTAATCAAGGTCGTACTCAAGAAATTAAAGAGAGGTATGTGCATTTAGATGACCATGAGATACGCTAGTATTAGAGATTTAGATATTAGTAATGGAGAAGGAATTGGTGTAGCCCTGTTTGTGCAGGGCTGCAAATTCCATTGTAAAAATTGTTTTAACCAAGTAACATGGGATTTTCAAGGTGGTAAAGAATTTACACAACAAGTTAGAGAAGGTTTTCTGAAGCTAATTCAAAGACCATTTATACAAAGAGTATCAATACTTGGTGGAGAACCACTAGAGGATGAAAATTATCGAGATGTAATAGACTTACTAAAAACCATTGACAATGTTGAAAAATGGGTGTATACTGGATATAGAAAAGAAGAGTTAATGTATTTTGGAAAGCATGAGGTGTTCAAGTATGCAGACGTAATAGTTGATGGTAGATACATAGATGAGTTAAGAGATCTAAATCTAAAATTTAGAGGAAGTTCAAATCAGAGGATTTTACGAAAGGGTGTTGATTTCTAAATGCGTAAATTTGAAGTAGTGACAGGATATGAAGAAGTAGCAAAGCTACCAAAGCGTAGTACAAAACATTCGGCAGGATATGATTTCCATACAACAAACTCACTCCCTGTTCTGATTCTTCCACAGAAGACAGTGGTATTTGATACTGGAATTAAGGTATCTATGGAATCAGATGAGGTCTTGCTAATGCACATTAGGAGTTCTATTGGGATTAAGCGTGGGCTTATCCTATCAAATTGCACAGGCGTCATTGATGCAGACTACTACAATAATCCAGACAATGAAGGTCATATCAGAATTGCATTAACAAATATTGGAGATGTGGCACAAACAATTAAGCCACAGGAGAAGGTTGCACAGGGTATTTTTATGAAATATCTTGTAGCAGATGATGATAACCCAACTGGAACAAGAGTTGGTGGAATTGGGAGTACAGGAAAATGAGTCTAAAACCGCTTTTTAAGATTTTTGCAGCAGTAGTATTGTTTTCAACAATGTTTTCTGAGCCAACAGAAATCAATTACCTTCATGGAATCATAAATCTGGTGGCTATTAGTATTTTTATGCAGGAGGACAACAAATGAAATTCATAAGTGGGCGATTAGTTGAGTTTATTTATAATGGAGCAACATTTATTGGAATGGTTACAAGAGGAGGAATCCAAACAGAGAATTTCTTTGTTGATTTTAATTCAATAAAGCCACTAAAAATTTGGGACAAGGAATCTAGTTTCTACTGTCTCAATAAGGTAAAGAATGAGATCAAACCTATATATCAATACAATGATTGGGAGAAAGTTGAAGTAGATACACCAATTACACTTGTTTCAGTAGATGGGTCTAAACATTATGCACACTTTGCTAAATGGGAAGATAATAAAATTCATTTGTGGACTGGTGGTAGAACCTCACATACAACATATACAACATGGATTACAAATGAGAGTGATTGGAAAGAGGTTATTGTGGGTGATGGTAAATGAATATACCAGTATATATGATTCTTACAGCAATAATGTGTCTTGGAAGTGAGTTAGTTTCTGGATTAGCAGCACTTGGGCTTATATTATTGGGTATTGAGGATTTGTTTGAGATAACAAGTAAGGGGGTTGAAAGATGAAACTATATGATATTCTGGATAAGAGGATTCAAATATCAGACTTGTGTGAGTTTGACAGAATAAACCTGATATTGTCATGGTTGCAGCAACATGACCTAACTAAGGTTAGATTTAGAGATGTTGTAGGAACTGAGTTTTATGTAATGTTCTATGAGAAGGGTAATCTCTTCCTAGAGCCAACATACTATAGAAATGAAAGAGAGGCAGTACAGCTTAGAGTACCAGTAACAGATTTATTAAATTATGAGGTGATGTAGAAATGAAATTAGTAGAGCCGAAAGTAGAGGTGTTGTTCGCCCCAAAATATTCAGAAGCGATGAACCTATTAGAGGTGGCAATTAGAAATTGTTATGATAGTTTAGACAGTATTTGTCATGGTAGTGCAGAAAAGATTATATCTCATATAATCAAGAATAACCATCACAGTATGTTGGAATTTCTAAATGTAACTGTTAGAATTACAACAAGTAGGAATGTTCTTGCACAATTATCTCGCCATAGACATATTACAATGGCTGTCAATTCTCAAAGGTATATAAACTACTCCAAGAATAAGTACAATAAGGAACTATCATTTATTGTACCAGAAGATTTGGATGATGTTCAATATCTAACATGGCGTGCTGCCTGTCAACAAGCAGAAGATTCCTATATGGAACTCATAGAGAAGTATCATAAATCAACTGATACTGCTCGTTCTGTATTGCCTAATTGCACGGCTACAACGATTGTAATGACGGCAAATATAAGAGAGTGGAGACATATCCTAGAATTGCGTTGTGATAAGCACGCAAGTCCAGATATGCGGAAGATTGCAAAGATGTTACTGAAAGAGTTATATTTGCAATATCCAATCCTATTCAAAGATTTAATGACTAAGTTTAAGTAATTTTTAATGGGGGAGAGGGATTGACATACTCTCCCTTATTTAGTATAATAGATACAGGAGTTGATGAGATTGGATTGTTTATTGAAAAATGCCTGTAAATATGCAGATACAGAGGAGTGCAATCCAAACTGTATCATACACAAAGAATTTTACTACTTGCTAGAATCTAGTAATGTACCTAGAAACTTTTGGGAGAACAAACAGTTATACCCAACAGAACAGGATCTAAAAGCATTTGAAACATTGAGTGCTATAAAAAATGATATTCAAGAATTTGTTAATGCTGGTAGATTCCTATATATTTATGGGGGTTGTGGTTGTGGAAAGACAGAATTTTCCATTAAGATACTGAAATCATTCTTAGCACAAAAATGTGTTGGTAATAGATTCAAGGATTTAGCCATGTTCTCATATTTTCCAAATCTTGTTATACAATCAAAAAACTTTGATAACAAGGAAGAGGTAAATAATATAATGGAATCTACAATGACACGGGAATTACTTATACTTGATGATATTGCCATCACAACAAAGGTTAGTGAGTATGATATGTTTGTATTAAACACCGTAATTGACGCACGCTATAGTAACAAATTATCAACTATACTAACTTCAAATATACCACCAGAACACCTGTCACGATATTATGATGCAAGAATTGTTGATAGGATTCTATCTGATATTGTTATTCATATTAGTGGTGGAAGTAGAAGAGATTACACAAATGAGTATAGGAGGTGCAGTAATTGAGTATCGCAGAAAACCAGTTGTTAAACATAGTTCTTGAAACTAAAGATTACTCACCTCTTGCGGACAATAATGTTACTGAGGAATATTTCGTTGCAAATAAGGAAGAGTATGGGTTTATTACCTCATTTTATGAGAAGTATGGGTGTATTCCTGATAAAGAATCATTCACCTCACAATTCCCAAAATATGAGTATTTCAAGGTATCACAATCAATAAAATCTATTGTAGACACCTTGAGAGAGGAAATGTTATTTCGTAGGGCTGTGACATTACTCAATGAATCTAGTGGTATTTTTGAGAAAGATAGTAGAAAAGGTGCAGAATTTCTACTTGAAAATATGGATAAACTACGAATTGAGGATGATTTTGATGCAGTAGACATTATTCATAATACATCAAGATATGATGAATGGGAAGAAAAGAAGAAGAATCCAGAAAAATCATTTATCCCATTACCATTCCCAGAAATGAAAGATACGTTATTTGGATTTGCTAAAGGTGAGGAACTATTCATATGGTTGGCTAAATCAGGAGTTGGTAAGAGTCAAATCTTAGCACTATGCACAGAAGCAGCAAGTAGAAATGGATATAGGGTTGGAGTAATATCCCCAGAGTTATCCTCAAGTACATTCGGTTATAGGTTTGATAGTGCAAGAAGTCACCTATCCAATTCCGCTATGTCAAGGGGATTATTTATGAATGGGTATGGAGAGTATATAAAACAGTTATCCACATCAGATGAACACGTTTTTATTGCAGATTCTACTCATTTTCATGGAGAAATTACAGTACAGACTTGCGAAAATTTTATTTTAGCAAAAAGACTTGACATTCTCCTAGTAGATGATGTATCATATATAACAGTACCGAACGCAACAAGGATGCAGACAACAGAGAGGATTGGAAGAGTATGTAGAGGATTATTCAATATAAGTGCAAAACATGGGATTCCAGTTGTAGCTACTATACAAGCAAGACGTAGAAGTAGCGGCGAAAGTAAGGATGGAGATGATGTACTAGATAGTGAATCAATTTTCAATTCATACATGGTAACTCAACAATCAACAAGAATTGTTTCTATCAACAGATGTGGAGAGGGGCTAAAATTTTATGTAGCAAAAAATCGTTATGGCAGCACAGGTAAAGATTTTGTATACTCACTAGATATGGATAAAATGCACTTTACATATTGTCCTAGTGAGGAAGATGTTGAAGAGGATGAGGAGTTGCAAGAAGTCAAGGAGGGATTACGTCATGCTTTTTGAATATGTTGCTTGTTTTGTTATAGGGGTAGCAGTAGTTCTCATCTTGTGGGAGGAGTTCAAATGAAGAATAAACTTTGGGGCAGGGTTTTCTACAAAAGTAGAGATCTACCACACAAGGCAAAAGGAAATAAGTATGCTACAATAGAAGTAACACCACAATCAATATTTGAGTTTTTGTGTTATAGGCTTTTTGGAGGAAATAAAAATGAAAGCAAGGATGTACGCAGTCATAAACCAAACAAACGGAAAAGTTTACGAGGATAAACTATATAAGAGCCAACATAGGGCTAATGTAGTAAAACACATTAGGAATATGACATCTCGTGATCATTACCATACAGAATGGATCGAGGTGGATATTTCAGAACCGCTATATCAAGTGTGTATTGATAAGAAACTATATTCACACAACCTCATCCATGCAGGGCAAATTGAGGATATGGTTGACGTTTTATATAGTGATTTGAATATGGATGTAGATTTTAATGAAATGGAGATCATATGAAAACACTTATTATGACAATTATCTCATTTGTTATGTTTGTAACACCATGTTTTGCAGGAAGTTTTACAGTTGTGGCAAATGAACCACCAGTTGTAACATTCCTCTATAATGATGAAATCCATGTGAGTGGTGATCTGTACCAGTTTTATACAATCAACAGAAATACAGAGATGGAAACAAACGTAGTGTTGTGTGTAATTGCCAATAAAAGAACACATGAATATGTGTTGGCAGGAGGAATGGTTGAACTTCCAGGTGGGGTAAGAAAATCAACACAAGGAGATTCAAAAGTATACATCTACCAAAATGGTAGTATAGTAGATAAGATTATCAAGATGATTGATGGGAGGACGATTTAATGATTAACTTTCTAAAGGGTATTTTAGCACTGATTATTTTGAGCATGATTGCTTGTGTACCACTTGCAGTAGCTTGTGCAGTTATCAAAGTTATTTTCTTTATGTAATTAGAGGAGGACAAAATGAGTTACAATAAGAGTTATCAACACGTTGAGCGTGTGGGCAAGGATGAGGTTGAGGGGATTCTCAATGGAACTTGTTATGTAATGCCAAAACTCGATGGGACAAATGGAGTTGTGTGGTATGATGGGGACACAATTCATTGTGGAAGCCGTAATCGTGAGGTTTCTGTAAATAGTGATAATCAGGGTTTCATGAACTACATTATCAAAGATCAGCGATTCTGGGACTTCTTCAAGAGACATCCAGACCTCACACTGTATGGCGAGTGGTTGAAGCCTCACGCAATTAAGCATTACGAAAATGACGCATGGGACAAGTTCTATGTATTTGATGTAATGCGTGGTGACACATATCTGCGCTTTGAGGATTACAAGAATATTCTTGACAATTTTCAGATTGATTATGTACCTGTTATGGCAGTTCTTAATAGTCCATCTGAGGAGAAGATTTGTGAACTTGCAGAAAAGGCTACATATCTTTGCAAGCCAGATACAATCGGTGAAGGTGTTGTAGTACACAATTATGACTTCTACAATAAGTATGGTCGACAGACGTGGGCTAAAGTTGTAAATCAGAAGTTTAAGGAAACCAAAAAGGAAGCCTACGGGATTGTTGATTGTGTAGAGGAGATTATTGTCAAGGAGTTCCTCACACCAGAGGAGATCGAGAAGGAAAAGTGCAAGATTGAGGATTTTGACAATAAGAAGATTGGAGAACTTATGGGGCGTGTATATCACGAATTTATTCGGGATAACATGAACGATATTATCAAGAAGCATAAGAATCCCACAATTAGGTTCAAGGTTCTCAATGGATGTGTTTGTAAAGCAGTAAGGGAGCATCTGAAACTGTGATAGAAGTTGCAAATCAAATTGTATTTGCAAGAGTGGTAGATATTCTATATAGAGTAAAACGGGAGACAGGTTATCTTAGAGATATTAAACTCAATGGAGACAAGGCACTGATAACCTGTCCTTGCCACTCTAATGGAAATGAAAACTCACCATCTTGTATTATCAATTTCAATAAGACAGATAAGTTTAATGCAGGTGACTCAAAATGTTTTGCTTGTGGTTGGACTGGAAGTCTTGCTAACCTTATTGGGCGATGTTTTCATGAAAATGAAATCTGGGGAACGAAATGGATTCTTGAAAACTATGGTGGAAGTGAAATACAAAATAGGGGATCTATGATTAAAGTGCCTATGAGAGTTAAAACACAAGAAGTAGCTTGTAAGGATGATTTAGACTCATACCGTTATATACATCCATATATGTATAAACGTCATTTAACAGATGATATTATCAATATGTTTGATATAGGGTATGATGGTAAAAACATTACATTTCCAATAAAAGGAAAGAGTGGAGATGTGTTATTTGTAGCAAAGAGAAGTGTTAGTGAGAAGAAGTTTTATATTCCACCTAATGTGGAAAAACCACTTTGCTACTTATATGAAGCACAGAAGCATTTCCCAAATTCACAGGAGATTTATGTTGTAGAATCACTATTTAATGCTCTAACTTTGTATAAATATGGTTATCCTGCAATAGCACTTCTAGGAACTGGTACAAAAGAACAAATAGAAATGCTAGAGGAATTACCATATAGGCGCATAATTGTGGCTCTTGACAATGACGAAGCAGGTGATGTTGGGTATCTCAAGATAAGAAATAAAATAAGAGATAAGTTTGTTATTCGACTAAAACTAAAAGAGCATGGAAAAGATATAAATGATTTTGGAGATTTAGCATTGGAGGATTTTAGGGAATGTATACATATTTCATGAAACTAAGAACAAATAAACAAAAAGCAAAATTTCTGTTGGCTATGATTCCTGCCATGTTTGCATATGGAATTTATGGAATTGGGTATACAATAGAGAGTTTTGCACTATGGATAGATAATATTCTAGTGGATTTTGTAGAAAATGACTATTGACACAGAGAAAATTTTGTAGTATAATAAGTATATCAAATAAAGAGAGGAATGATATTTAATGGCACGAAAGAGTTTTACACAAGCACAAGAGGACATGAACAACAATCAGGGAGGTTACACACAGAATTTCTACCTAAAGAATGAGAAGGATTCAGCATTTATCAGATTCCTGTTTGATAATCTGGATGATGTACCTATTCTAAGTGTTCACAATGTAGCACTTACAAGTAAGTCAGGAACAACGTACTATGCACAGGTTGATTGCATAGGAGATGGATGCCCATTCTGTAAGCACGCTACTAAGTCAACACCATTTAGTCCTGCGCGAGATATGGGGTATATGCCACTCCTGCAAATTTACAACGAAAACGGGGAATATGAACCTACATTTAAGGTATTCAATCGTAGTGTGTCGTGGATGTCAAATACACTTGTAGGGTTTGAATCACGATATGGTCTTGATAGTATCATTGAAATTGAGACTACTGGGCAGAAGAAGAAGAAAACATATAATCTCTATCCTGCCATGAAGGGATTTCGTGGACAGGAACTTCCAGAACTCCCACCACTTGATAAACTTCTTGATGATTTTGAAGTCACAGAAGAGTCAATTACAAATGGGGTTCGTTCATGGACAGCCGAGGAGATGATTCAGTATATGGAAACAGGAGATATTGGCAGTAATGATACAACAGAAGAAGAGGAGCGACCTGTAACAAGACGTACAAGTAGGGGCTTTTAATTAACCAGTGAGAGTGGGGGATAAACAAAATAAGGTTTATCCCCTTTTATATTAAGGAGGAGTTATGGTTAGATGAAAAAGAGGAGTAAAATTCGTGGAGTTGATATTAGTGGTAAAAGATTCCATAAACTTAAAGCAATTAAAGTTGTAGGTTATGATAAACAAAATTATGAAATTTGGCACTGTAAATGTGATTGTGGCAATACTTGTGATGTTAATATAAAAAACTTAATTCATGATCACACAAAATCTTGTGGGTGCTTAAAAATGGAAGCACTTTTGAGAAGAAGTACAAGCCACGGTATGTCACATACTAAATTTTATGATATTTATTGTGCTATATTTCAGAGGTGTAATAATCCTCAAAATAAGAGATATGAAGACTATGGTGGTCGAGGAATAAAACTTCTGTGGAAATCTTTTGAAGAGTTTAAGGATGATATGTATGAAAGTTATTTAGAGCATCAAAAATTAAATGTAGGGAGAAATACAACCCTTGACAGGGTAGATAATGATGGAGATTATTGTAAAGAAAACTGTAAGTGGGTAACATATAAAAAGCAGAATAGGAATAAGAGAAATAATCACTATGTTACAATAAATGGCGAGACACATATAATGGCAGATTGGGTTCGTATATTAAATGCAAACTACTCTTCTGTTAAACAAAAAATTCGCAGGGGTATGGGTGATGTTGAAGCATTACTTACAAGTATAAAGGGAGCAAAAAATAATGGGTCATCTGTTTAATATTCCAACAAGGAAAGAACAAGATATATTTGAGATTATTAAGAAGTCAAACACATATGAGTTACCTAAAATAAATATAAGAGGAACATCATTAGCAGATAGAATAAAAACTATTGAGGAAAATATAATACACCATGACCACCTACTGTTAAATACTGACGAGATGTTTGAAAACTATATGACTAAAGCATTGAAAAGTACATACTGTGCTTTGGACTGCGAGACACATGGTTTGGAGTTTAATCAACAAAAAAAGATTGTTGGTCTATGTATTATGAGTGATAATCAAGAACCTGCATATGTTCCAGTAGGGCATATTGATAATATTACAGAGGAACTTGAAACAAAACAGGTATCAATGGAATGTCTAAAAACACAACTATTGAGACTATTTAATTCAAGTGTAAAACTAATTTATCATAATTATTATTATGACGCAGTTGTTTTATATTTTGTATGTGGAGTTATACCGCCAATTTATCAAGATACACTTATTATTTCCCATTATCTTAATGAAAACGAATCACATAGCTTGAAAGATTTGTATATGAAGTATATTCTTGAAAAAGAGGGAGAGGTTGACAAATTCTCTGAGTTATTTAATGGGATTCCATTTTGTAATATACCATCTCATATTGGCGCAAATTATGCAGCACAGGATTCTAAAATGACAATGGATGTGTTTAAGTTCTTCTTACCCTTCGTAACTAAGGGAACACCAGAATGTGAAGAATACAAGCTAGAGAAGATTTCAGATTTGCTATATGATGTAGAAATCCCACTTTTGCCAATTCTTGTTGACATGAAGATTCGTGGAATTGAATTTGATTTTAAGCGGGCAAAAGAGTTGCATGATAAGTACACAAAACTAAGGGATGATGCAGAGGATAAGCTAAACTCACTAATAGACATTCAAGTGAATTTTAATAGTCCTGCACAAGTAGCTTCTCTATTATATGACCACCTAAAACTACCACAGATAGAGGAACGCAGCACAAGCGCAGAAGTTCTTGAAAAACTAGATCATCCAGTAGCAAAAGCAATAGTAGAGGTAAAGACATATGATAAACTTCTAGGAACATTTATAGATAAGCTAACTGAGGTTGCTAGAAATACAAATGGAAGAATACATGGCAATTTCAACCCTTGTGGTACAGTCACAAAAAGGTTCTCAAGTAACAACCCCAACCAACAGCAGCTGCCCAGCAAGTTTAACGAAGTCAGAACCATGTATTATGCAGGTGACAACAATGTGTTTATTGGTTGTGATGTAAGTAAGCAGGAAATTGTGGTTGCTGCGGAAACATCTGATGATGATAACCTTCGTGAAGCATTTTATAATGGATTAGATGTATATTCTCACATGGCAAGTCTTGCGTTCAAAGTACCATATGAACAGTGTGTAGAGCATAATCCAGATGGGACAATAAATAAAGAGGGCAAGATAAGACGAAAACAGTCAAAAGCTGTGCTTCTTGGGATCAATTATGGAAAAGGAACGAGGGCAACAGCAGAGGATTTAGGTATTACCTATGATGAGGCACAAAAGATTATTGATGATATTAAAACAGCATTTCCTAAACTTGCAGAAGAAATTAAATGGACAGAAGAGCAGGTTAAGAAATATGGTATGGTGGAATCAATGTCTGGTGTTCGTAGGAGACTTCCAGATGCTCAATTACCAGAATATGAATTTCCTACTAAGGATAAATATGAAATTGCTCGCCTAAAAGCAGGTATTCGTCAATGTAGATCATTCCAAGATAGGCTTGACTATGTTCGTAGAAATAACATCAAAAACAATAGCGGGTTTATTGCAAAAGCGGTACGAGAAGCATTTAACTCTCGTATTCAAGGTGAATCGGCAATTATGACAAAACGTGGTATGCTTAATATAGCAAACAATAAGAGGTTGCAGGAGATTGGGGCAAAACTTGTATTAACCATCCACGATTGACTGAAAAGGTTTTTGTCGTGGCTAAATCCCTCGATATGCTGGAAAGAATGAATTGCAAGGACTAAAGCGGAAGTGTAATTGCTAAACGTAAATGTTATAAAAACACTTGCAAATTTTTACATGATGTGATATAATATAGTCATGTAGAATATATTTAATCAGCAGGGAGGAATTTAATTTATGAAAACAGAAATTGTAGAATCATCAAAACAACTTATCTATGAAGCTAAGATTGGTGATGGGCATATTACGATGCCAAATTTAAGTGGGAAATCAACAGTAAGGTACTCTAGTATATATGAGGATTATATGCTATATAAACATGGGATTATAGGTAAGGATATTTCATGTTCTGACGTAAAAATCTCAAATAATAGCGCAGGATTTAATAAAAGAGGTGTAATTTATCACTTCAGTTCTCATGTATCAGAGTTTATAGGTTCTGTTTGGAACTGTGATATTGTTGATATTATTAACAATCTTGATTATTTTGGATTTTTGATGTATTACTTTGATGATGGCTCATATCATAAAAGGGCTAATACAATGCACATTTATTGTAATACATTTAGTGATGTAGAAGTTGATACCTTAATAAATAAGGTTTATACACTATTTCCAATAAAATGTCCAACAAAACAAGTTGATAGGAAAAAAGATGGTAGGGAATATCCATATATCTATATTCCAACAACAACTACAAGAGAAATAGTCAAGTTTTATATGGACTTTGTTAGTAACAGACCACTTTTACATTGTATGTTGTATAAATTAGGTTCACCCTCACAGACTATCGAAAACAAATAAATGTAACTTCTAAGGAAGAATAAGGCAATATGCACGAAGTTAGTAGAGTAGGCAACATTTGAAATAGTGTTGTCGAAGCGGGGGAACACAATTAGGTTGTGTATGATATAGTCGAGTGTGTTGTTAAAAACATACGTTATGGAAGTAATTGTAACCTGTCCAGAACAATATAAAGAGGAAGCAGCTGGGATTATTGTTCGATGTATGCAAGAAGGTGCAGTAGGATTTCAATTAGTTATTTCTTGTGATGTTGTATTTGAAAAACATTGGGGAGAAGAATATGTTAATTAACCAGGATAAAACAAGACCATTAACAGATACTTGTGAAATCTATGCTAGAGATGGATTTTTGAGGGTTGGATATACTGATAGAAAAATAAGTGTTGTAGAAACTTATCCATGTGACACAAATATTGATAATTGCCTTGTTGGGCTTACCGAATTTAAGTCTTATAAATGGGATTCTATTGATGAGACAGATAATTCACTAATTTTGCGCGGAATTGGGGAATTTACAGTACCTAAAATTCCATATAGGGAATTACCTATATATATTCCATATGGAGTTACCGCAACAGAAGTTAATGCAAAAAACATTTTTAAGAGGCATAAAAACTTCTTTGCGGATAGGCTAAACGCATTTCTAGTAACTGATAAATACATAGTATCTACTGATAGTGATACCATATGTTGTACTTATCAGGATTCATTTTCTAGTGGAATTTATGATATTGACGTGTTTAAGGTGTTGGGGGAGTTAAATCCAACATTTTTTGCAAAAATTAGGGATGGGTATTATATTGAGAGTGATAATACAAAAGTATTCATAAAATCAACTCCAATAGATTATCCAGAGCACCTAGTTTTACCCCTATTGACACCGCCAACAAGAAATGATATAATTATAACTATAAAGAGTTTTAAGGAGTTAGTTAAATACTTTAATGCTTGTAACGAGATAACTTTCAAGCAAGGAAGTTTATCAAGTGCAAATATTGATATTCCACTTGATTGTGATTTTATACACAACATAACGGTGGACAGAAAAACACTAACTAGGATTCTAACAAGAATGAGAGGAATGATTCATGTAGAAGTAAATGAAACAAATGTAAAACTTTCAGATGAATTAGGATTCTATATTATGGGAAGGATGAACTAAAAAAATGAGACTTGCAGAAGTAAAATTTGGAATTATGAGTGTTGACGATTCTGTGAACCTAGAGGCAGTATATAAGAGATTTAAGCACTATGATTATCAGGGTGTTGGATATTCTAAACTGTGGGGTAAAATGATTCCCCTGCGTGAGAATCATGTTGATATTCTTGAATGTACTAAAAGTGGGGACTCTTATTATAAGGATGGAGAAAAAGTGGATTATTCAAAGATCGTAGAAATTGATGATACACTTCTATATCTAAATACAAAAGAAACATTCCTTGTTGACCTAGATAAGCTATTTGCGTGTGGGTATAAGGGTGAACTTCATATTTTGCGCATATTTGATATGCAAAATGGAGAGGCTATTGGTTGTGAGTCGTAAATCACTTATAAGTATGATTAAGTCAGGGAAGGACGTGTCTCAATCCTTCCTTGCCGAGTTATCATATACTATAGAAAATACGCAAGAGGAATACATACCAAGTAAAACTATTAAGCCATCATCATTATTTTGCCCAAGACAATCTGTATTTCAGATAATTGGTGCAGAAATGGATGATGAACAAAAAAACGAGCAAAGTATTGGGATTTGTGAACTTGGAAGTGCAACACATTTATTTATACAAAACACAATTCTAAAAAGTAGAAATATTGAATATCTAAATGTATCAGATTACATAAAAGAAAACAATATTGATTTAGAGGTTACAAAAGAATCTGATTTTGAAAATGGAGAACCAGAAACTAAGGTTTATTCTAAAAAGTTCAATATTAGTTGTTTGTGTGATGGTATAGTAAAATTCAAAAATAAGTTGTTTATCCTAGAAATAAAAACAATATCAAGCGGACAATTTTTCAAACTTGATGGTGTTTTAGATAAACATAAACAACAGGCTATATCATATTCAACACTTTTTGATATTTCAGATGTTTTGTTTTTGTATATAAGTAGAGACTTTTTTCAGATGAAGTCATTCATATACACACCAACAAATAAGGAGAGGCTTGACTGGCAGCAAAATTTAGAGTATATATTGAGTTGTGTTAAAAATGGTGAAATACCACCAATTCCAAAAGAAAAAAGTGGAAAATTCTGTAATTATTGTAGATATAAGAATTATTGTGAGGTGGTGAGTTAATTATGCGTATTGATATAACAGGAAGAAGATTTGAGAGACTTCTTGTGATAAAGGATTGTGGTAGGGATAAATGGGGAGATACATTATGGTTATGTAAATGTGATTGTGGAAGTGAAAAAATCACAACAGGAGGTAGCTTGAGGTATGGTAGGGTTAAGTCTTGTGGATGCATACACAAGGAATTTATATCTAATTTAAGAAAAACACATGGTATGTCTAAAACTAGGTTTTATAATACTTGGCAACTTATCGTTTCAAGGTGTTGTAATAAAAATAATCCATCTTATATTTTGTACGGTGCTAGAGGCATCACTGTCTGTAATAGGTGGAAAAATTCATTTCTAGCTTTCAAAGAAGATATGTACCAATCTTATTTGGATCATGTAGAAAAGTATGGAGAAAATAATACATCTATAGATCGTATTGATGTTAATGGAAATTACGAACCAGAAAATTGTAGGTGGGCAACAAATAAGGAGCAAATGAATAATCAGAGAACAAATAGATACATAGAAGTTGATGGAGAATGTATTACGGTAAAACAAGCATCAGAGAAATATAATATAAAATATATCACACTAATAACAAGATTAAATAAAGGTTGGGATGTTGAAAAAGCGCTTACAACACCTATTCAAAAAAGAGGTGATGAGTATTGAGTGTAGCAAAACAATTTGAGAAGAATGTAGAAACACAAATAAGGGATTGTGGATATTTTATATATCGTCTTTATGATACTCAAGGTTTTTATGGGGTATATAATATTTGTGACTATGTTGCATATAAGAAACCTGTATTGGCTCTCTTAGAATTAAAAACAACAGAGGCAGCATCACTACCTCTTGCCAATATTTCAGAGGGACAATATAATGGGTTATTAAGCGCAGAAAAATATAGTGGAATTGCCAGTGGATTCCTAATTTGGTGGATAAATCGTGATATTACTAAATTCCTATTCGCACATGAGGTTGCAGAAATAGCAAAAACACGAAAATCAATACCACATGATACAGAATATGGAATAACACTAAAAGGAACAAAAAAGTTAAAATATTGGGAATATAACTGGGCTAGGTTTTTTGAGGAGGTAGAAAATGCTCTCATACAACAAAGATAAACAATATATGATTGAACAGGATGCTAAAAGTATAGACGCTATGGTAAATCAAATTGTTGAAGATTCAACGAAAGAACTTGATGAATATATTGAAAACGTAAAGAGAGAGTTAGATGTTGCAGAACTCTCAATAAGTGAAATGAATCTTATTTTGATGAAATTGTGCTCCTATTATTTCTATCTAGCCAAACAACAAGAGATGGTTGGCGTTAGGCAGGATATTGCAACAATATATGAAAAAGAGAAATACAATCTGCATTTTATGGGGGCTGTGGGAACAGTAGCAAGTAAAACCTCTCAGGCAGAAGAAAAAACAAAGGAAGAGAGAGTCATAGCACTTGTATGGGAGAAATCATATAAAATCCTAAAAAACAAATATACCGCTCTAGGAGCATATATTGATGCACTTAAAAAAGTGATAACCTCAAAAATTAAGGAAATGGAACTATCTGGTAGGATGTGATAAGTAGTGAGTAATCTAACAGAAACAATAGATAAAATAAATAAAAGTTATGGATTTAAGATGGTAGGTGGGGCAGAAACAAAACAAAAGAAGTATAGAACATTTCAATCAACTACACCTTCTATATCCTATTTATTTCGCGGAGATATACCAAGAACAACAATACAACTTCTAGGTATGCCAAGTGGGGGAAAATCAACAACTGCATATATGATGTGTGGGCAAGCACAAAAACAATTAAAAAAAGAGTGGCAGGATGAGGTTGATGAACTAGAACAATTAGCTAAACCCAACAAAGAACAACAATTAAGATTATCATACCTAAAAGAACGTGGGCATCAACGTGTTGCTTACCTAGATATTGAGTTTTCAACAACAGAAGAGTGGCTAGAGATAAATGGGGTAGATACAGAAGATTTGATATATATAGCACCAGAAAATCAGACAGCAGAACAATTATTTCAGATTTGCCTTGACTTAATAGCTAGTGATGGAATTGGGCTTATGGTTCTTGATAGCGTACCTGCACTTGTATCATCTCAGTCAATGGAAAAAACAATGATGGAAAAAACATATGCAGGTATATCAGCACCTATGAGTACATTTTGTAGTAAACTATTACCACTATGCAATAAACATAAATGTGGTTTTATATTTGTGAATCAACCACGTCAAGACCTATCTGGTTATAATAGAGTATTATACAATGGTGGTCAAATGTTAAAACACACCATTCAAGTAAATATGTTACTAAAAAAGGGTGCATATATTGATGAAAACTATAATGAACTTAAAGCCCACCCAGAAGAAGCCGCAGGTAACCTAGTTGAGTGTGAGGTATTGAAAAATAAAGCAACAAAACCGGGTAGAAATATGTGCAAGTATACGATAGATTATAATACTGGTATTGATGGAATAAACGATACTATAATTTTAGCTATTGGGTTTGGTATTATAACAAAAGCAGGTGCGTGGCTTAGTATGGGTGAAGAAAAGTGGCAGGGGAAAACAAAATTAGTTGAGTACCTAAGAGAGAATCCAGATGTATTTGATAGTATAAAACAACAGGTAATGGAGATGATAAAATGAAAAAGAAACAACAAAAAATTAAGGTAACAAAAATCATTGACAAAACAAAAGAATTACATGATCACATTAAATCACTAGAAACAAAAGTAGGTAGACCTAAGAGACATAGAAATGTACTACCACTTACAGATTGGCTATATATTACCTGTGATAAAAATGGGTGGATGGTGTGTGAGGATGGTAAACCCATTCTCTATGCGTCAACATTAGATAAAATGCTTATGGTTGCTGCACATCATATGATTAAAGTACCTGCGGATTATACTAAACTACTTAAACATATTATGGATATTGAGAACCTGATTTCTGCACGAATACCAAACAATATTAAGCCTAGGGACTTATTCAAGGAGATGAATGATGATGAGTGAAACAGGTGCTAGTGATAAACAACAACATTATATCAATGCTGCTATGCAACCTATTGAGTTAATGCAGAGATTGTTCTCAAAAGAACAATTTGAGGGATTCCTATTAGGTAATATATTAAAATACTCATTACGTTCTCAATACAAAGGTCAAGAACAATCTGATATAACTAAGAGAAATACTTACGCATATTGGTTACAACTTGCTCGTAAAGGTAAATTGATCGAGCCAACAAAAGATGTTGTTCCTATGAATTTTGTATATAGGGGGTTGTAATGAAAAACAAACAAAGTACACGTTACCACTCAAATTTGCAAGAACAATATGTCGCCAAACAATTAGGTGGGGTAGTACAACCCAACTCAGGAGCTGCAAAATTTTATTCTGGTGACGTGGTGATTCCAGAAACAATGGTGATTGAGTGCAAAACAACCCTCAAATATGACGCTAAATCGTGGTCAATCAAACGTGAGTGGCTTGAACAAAACAATATGGAGAGACTAAACCTAATGTTGCCACACTCAGCTTTGGCGGTGAGCCTAGACCCAACTGGAAAAAACAATATATATGTGATAAATGAACAACTAATGAAATTCTTGGTAAAAAGATTAAGAGGTGAAGAAACAATATGATAATATATACAAGACAAAACAACAAAGTAATAGCAAAATTTGAGGAAAATTGGCTATATAGTATTTCCAACCTTTTTGCTAAACGTGGTATTTCAGAGAGACGGTTTATTGAGAAGTACCTCAACC